ACGGGGTTTTTTATTGCCTACGATTTGATGATCGCTTCCGCAATTTTTCGGATCGCTTCCGCAATCCTGCCTTTTTTCGGGAAATTTAAGACACCGTTGTGGGTATGCCTTTCCTCGATTGGACGTGGGATTGTGCTAAAGGCTAAGGAGCCTGAGCGTCCACTAACGGCCAAAGCGGTACCTTCAGGATCAGGTATTAGCTATGAACATTAGATTGATGTGCATGATATAGACGGCAGTTACCGTAGATGCGCGCCTATACTGGCGACTCAGTATCAGTATTCCTATCGTCGAAAGCGTAATCGCCACTCCGATATGACAACTTTAAACAGCATTGATGAATTGAACGTATGAGATTCCATCCCGATGGCCCTTCGATCCCAGATATCCTCCTGGAGCGCTGTGACTCTGGCCGCGTCGTATTCCTGTGCGGTGCCGGGGTTTCGCTTCCATCGGGTATGCCTACTTTCGTCGGGCTTACTCGTCACGTCATTGAATTTTTTGACCCGCCTGCCGATTCAGAAATTATGACCGCGTTTCGGCCATGGCTGGACGGTCAATCTGCAGCGAATGTCCCACTCGACCAAATCTTCAACCTCCTGCACCTTGAATACGGTAAGGATGAAGTTAACGCTCTGGTCACAGAGCGGCTAAGTGCTCCCCTACAAAGCAAAGATATTGGACGTGAGCACGATCTGATCAAGCGGATTTCTTCGAGTCAAAGTGGCGTGCCACAAATTGTCACGACGAACTTCGACCGATTATTCGAGGCAGGGCAAGTAGGAGGGCATCTGGCCTGGCATGTGCCGCCTGCTTTTCCTGATCTGAACTTCGGATCGAAGATAGAGGGCATCACATATCTTCACGGGCGACTGGTGGAAGCAGTCTCTGAAACTCATCCCTACGTACTGAGCAGCGCGGACTTCGGACGCGCATACCTCTCAGAGGGATGGGCCACCAACTTCATCAGGCACCTCCTCGAACGACATACCGTTGTCTTAGTCGGCTATCAGGCGGAAGACCCTCCCGTTAAATATCTTCTTCAGGGCCTGAACCATGACGGCCAGTATGATCGGTCCCGACTCTATGCCTTTGACCGTGGGCTTCCTGAGGACATCGAAGCTAAGTGGCGTGACCGAGGGGTTACAGCCATAGCCTATTCCGATCACTCGCACCTCTGGATGAGCATGGAAGCTTGGGCCGAACGAGCCGATGATCCGCGCAGCTGGCGTGCATCTATAATCGCTCAAAGTCAGCAGGACCCGAAGGTCCTTGCCCCTCATGAGCGTGGCCAAGTGGCTCACGTCCTTCGCACAGTACAGGGAGCGAGATTGTTCTCGGAAGCTGATCCGACACCGCATCCTGAATGGGTATGTGTGATGGATGCGTATGTCAGATCTGCCCAGCCAAGTCGCGGCTACGGCGGCGATGCAGAGAGCTTTAACCCTGTAGTTGCTTACGGGCTTGATGACGATCTGCGCGATATTTCTGAGGGTGATCGCAAGCAGGGTGTAAGCAACGACAATCTATTAGTCTGGCGAGACGAAGACGACAATCCACATGAGTTTCATCGGTTGGGTGGTCTACAGGTAGGAGGTTTCGAGGCGACGCCAATAAGGCTTGGCCACCTTATCACCTGGGTAAGCAAGACCATCGAAAGCCCTGTGCTGGCCTGGTGGACCATTCGTCAGAACGGTCTGCATCCGCGACTTCTACAGCAGCTTGAGTGGCAAGTGGAGCATTCAAAGGCTCTCAACGAACGAGCTCGTCATATCTGGAACCTCATCCTCGAACACCATCGAGACCCTCGCAATCGTCAGTGGAATGGCGAATGGTTTGACTTAAAGAAGCGTATTAATTCTGAGGGATGGACGGCTAGTGTCCTAAGAGAATTCCGGAAGGTTACGACTCCGCGATTGGAGATCAAGAGACCTTTTGGCTTGGGGCAGTCCAAGCCTCCGTTGGCATCTTGGGGGGACATTCATCTCGGCGATCTTGGTCAGTACGAAGTCATGTTCCTTGATAAGCACAACGAAAATTTAGACATCCCCGACGACGTATTACCACAGGTATTTGGCATCCTGCAGGAGCAACTTACTGTCGCCTCAGGGCTATTGGGGGATATCGAGACCATCTACTTCCGTATACCCACCTGCTATCCGGAACGTGAGATTGATGGGAAAAAGTACATCACGAAAGCAGCGGAGGCCGTGGCTTGGTTTATTCAACTTTTCGACCAAATGGCTGCCAAATTGCCAGAACTGGCGAAGGCACATGTAACGACTTGGCCCGCAACGGAGCGATTCTTCTTCCGAAAGCTAAAACTCTACGCATATAGCAAAGTAAACGTCTTCGAGGCCGACTGGGTTGCCGAGCAAGTCTTGTTCTTAGATCAGGAGGCATTCTGGGACATTGATGTGGCCAGAGAGCTTCTTTTCTTACTGGTTGACCGATGGAAAGAGTTCTCTCAGGTGAAGCGGAATCAGGTCATCGACCGTATCTTGACGGGCCCCGATAAGCGTATTCAATGGTCTGACGAAGAGTTCCATGACCTGCGGGATGAGTTCACTGCAAGATACGCTCGATATCTCGAACTACAGGGTTGTGAGCTTACAACCATTCGTAGTGACCGGCTTGCCGAGATGATCGGAGGTATTCATGGTTGGAGCGACGCTTGGGCGACTTCGACGGTCACTGAGCACGGCCCCCACACCGGCTGGGTCGGTACGGACGAAAAACCAGATGCGGTCTTGGATCTTCCCGTAAGCGAGGTAGTTTCCAAGGCAAAGGAAGAGCTGAAACGTGACTTTGGCAGCTTCATCGAGAAGCGACCCTTTACTGGCTTGGTGAAAGTGAATCCGCGAAAGGCATTGTCTGCGCTAACGATTGCAAGTAGAGCTGGCGACCACCCAGAAGCGCTCTGGTCGTCCATGATCAATGAGTTTCCTGCAGACACCACAATCAGGCTGAGACGAGTATTCCTGAACCGAGTAGCACGGCTCCCGCATATAATTATCGTCAAACTGAACCATACTTTGAGCCGATGGCTCCAACAGCACCTGGTGGCAATCCTTGAATTTGATGCTGATCTCGGTTGGGCGGTCTACGATCATATCGTCGAAGGCATCCTTAGCGGGGGAGCCGATGCGGCGAAGAGTGGTCTTGGTGAAACCCACCAAGGCGGAAAAGTTATTGAGCGGTCCTTGCGTACATATGGCCATGCAATCAACGGCCCCGTCGGCATGTGTACCGAGGCCCTTTTCAACGCAGTGCCCAGAGATAAGCAGGAGGCCGCCTGCTCACTAATTCCAGACCATATCAAGTCTCGTGTCGAGCGCCTCTTAGCTGTACCTGGTGAGGGCTCAGATCATGCGGTATCAATAGCAAGTAGGAGGCTGAACTGGCTCATGTTCGTAGATCCCTCCTGGGCCACGGAACGACTTGTGCCCATGTTGGCGTTCGAACATCCAGCTTCGGAGCCAGCGTGGAACGGATTTCTTTATAGTGACCAAGTGCCTCGACGGGCGTTGCGAGAAATCATCAAACCGCTCCTGCTTCACCTATTTCCATGGGTCGAAGGATTTTCATGGGATCGTGACCTTTCAATAGGAGCCGCCGAATGGCTAGGATACATGTGCGTATTTCACCCGAATGAGCCTGGCGGTTTTTCACAAGGCGAAATGCGTTCTGTCCTTCGAGCAATGTCTGATGACACTCGAAATCGGTTTATCTCCTGGCTGGGCCAGGTTGGACAGAAAAACGAGGGCGGTTGGGCCAAACACGTCATTCCTTTAATCAACAAGGACTGGCCCAGAGAACGCCGATACAGGACCTCAGCATCGATGAGAGCCTGGATAGGCATGCTTGGTGACACCGGCGATAGCTTTCCCGAGGTCTATGAGTCGGTGAAGAAATTCTTGGTGGCGGTGGAGACAAATGATCATCCGTTCTACCGTTTCACTCGAGAGTTAAGCGATGAAAAGCCGATTACCGTTCTATTCCCGGAAACAACGTTGGATTTGATGAATAGAGTTACACCCCAGATTCTTACACGTCCTCCATACGAGTTGCCGAAGGTGCTAACTCTGATCGCGGAAACCCAGCCTGATCTGAAATCGGACTCCCGTTATTTACGCCTTGTGGATCTTGTTGAACGAAGCTAAACCTTGGTCTTTCAAGTCGAAAAGTCAGCGACTTTCCTCGGACTGCCAGGGTGCCCAACGACTGTTTTTGACCGTATTAGCTCTAGTGGAGCGTCCGCTCTTGGCCTTTTTCTGCCTATCGTACTGGTAGCAACGAGTCATTTCGTAGGCTTCACAATTTCACCGACTCGCCGATAGACCTTCTTGGTCATTTCCTCTGTGGAATGACCTAGTAGGCGGCTCGCGTGCGTCAGCTCTATCTCGCTAGCAGCTTTCGGCCGGATGTCCTTGAACTGGAACTGCCGAATGCTGGTGGCTAGTGTCGGATCACCATCAACCGCGGCTTTGATCGCCGCCTTCTCCCGTGCGTCGTCCCACCGATTGCGCAACATCTGCTGGCTCATTCGAAGCCCTGACGCATTGGTGATCAATGTTGAGGTCCGAATGCCGTTGATTGCTCTACGTTCCTGCAGGTCTTCGATAAAGGCGCTCAGCCCGGACTGAACGCCTGCATCCTCCAAGCGAAGGCGTAGGCGTTTTTCGGTTTTGCCCTGGCCAATCAGCAAGAAACCGTTGTTCAAATCGGTGGCTGCGATCTTGAGCACATCGGCGGGACGTTGGCCGGTAAGGTAGGCCAAATCCATCGCGTCCTTGAGCTCCTGTACTGCCTCCGCGTAAACCGCGTTCCATACGGTTTCACCTGCATAGTAGTCCCGTGGCTTTTCCTTGTTGCGTCGAACGCCAAAGCAAGGGTTTGCTTTGTCAGTCAGCCCCCATTCGCGTGCAATGGTAAAGGCATGGGAGAGCAGGGCGATCTCACGGTTGGCCCTCACCTTAGCTGTTCTTGCATCGCGGTACTGGGCAATCACCTGCGGCGTTATCGACTCAATGGGAGCACTCTCAAACGCTCTTCTAAGTTGCTTGAGCTCTTTGCGGTTATCGGACTGGGTGCGAATTGACTTGCCTGGGATGATTTCTTTTTCATACCGGTCAAACAGATAGCCCATCAGGTGATTGGGTTTCGGTGGTGCCTTGCGCTCGAGCCTGGCCCATTCGACCTTCGCTTGGTCCAGATCGGTGCCCAACGGAATTTCCTTTCGCTTTCCGTCCGTAGTTCTGCCGTCGTAGTAATACGATGTCCAGGTTTTTCCACTCTTACCCTTGCGGATGCGCCGTATCATCCGGGGCGGTAGATCTCGATTGGTGGTGCTTTTCTGGCGCATGGGTCAGCTCACATTCGAAAGGTCCAGCGTCCAGGCTTCGGCGACTGCGTTAGACGCCGAGGGCTTAACGCCTGCAAGTTTTAGTCGAGCGTATACCCGGCCCACTATCGGGCGTCGGGCACCGGTTAGAACGAACTCCCAGCGGTTGTCAGTCAGCCACTGGATTTGTTTTGAGGGGAGCATGTAGCCAGTGATAGCTGCCAGCTCTTCCTCGGCGAGGGTTTCGCTTTGTATTTCCATGAGGTGGTCCTTGCCGCCATAGCGGCTGACTTTGAAAGGGGAAGGGGACGTTGTTGCAAAAACAAAACAATTTATGATGTATAGAAAATTCGGAAAACCTAATACCTAGAGTCTCCTATGTGGCGAATACGTTTAGCGATGGGTCTTGCTTTCTTTCTTACAGGGCTAGTACTGGCAGTTTTCGCTGGGCTGGAGGGCCGCTTCTGGGGGGCATGCGGCTTTTTGGTGGCCGGCGTTGCTGGCTCTGCCACAGTAATTTTATGGGAGTCTTATATCGATCCGATGTTTTGGCTGGCTCCTATTCTCGGAGCAGCTCTGACGATATTTTCTGTTTTAGACGTTTTTACTTCGAGTCACGCAGTTAACTCCAAGGAGATAGCGGCGCAGGACGACTTTGTAAGCTTGCTCATTCATCTTGAGGTCAATGGATCTCGCATGAGCGCACGCGAGAGGGCGCTGACTGCGGAGGCATTTAAGGTGTGCGCACTTCAAACCAATTATGACCAGCTTGAGCTTGTAGGTAGTGCTCAAAAGGCAATTTACTTAGGTTCAACGCTGACATTGGTTGACGGAATCAATTCGGCCATGGCCGGAGAGCGGCCCCTGCGATGCCTTGATTACTATCGCGAGCTGAGAAAAACTCAGGCGCCACTTTTTGCTAGGATGGAGCAAAGACATTCCTGGCTATTGGAGTATCTCACTACTGATGCTCAATAATTAATCGGTGCAGTTCTATAGACATGGATATTCTTTTCTCGGTCATGCCCGGGCGGTGGCGTAGAGAGGTCGGCCTGATTTCTTAGTCCTGACAGCCATTTCTTTTGCGCGCTTGCGGGCATAAGCCAGGAACTCATTGAAGGCGCCCTCTGGGAGGTCTGCTTTTGCTTGTAGAGTACTAGCGCTTCGTCGGCGATGATCATGCAGATGCCCGAGAGCGTTCCCTCTTTCTGAAGATGAATGTTGCCCCGCTTTCTGATGAACTTATGGGGGGGCATAGGTCCGGCTGTTCAGCCTCCGCCCTCGCCAGGGTGGCGTGATTGGTTTATGTGATCTATAGATTCAGATCCGGCATGGAGCCGGATAAAGGAGCTGAAATGAGTGATATAGAAAACAGTCTGGTGGCCATCGAACAGGCGATTGTCGCTCTATTATCCGAGGCGAAGGCTGCCGGTGTTAATCTAGAACACCTGGCAACCGCAGCGAAGGCAGGCATTATGGGCAACAATATGTACACCTACGTCGGTAGTCCAGAGCGGAAAGTTGCGGCTTGCGAAGCTGTCGATGCTTTGCTTCAAAGCGTCAAGTAGGTGAGATGTTGGCTCCGCCCTTTTCATTTAGCGCAGTAGGTGAGGGCGGGTCAGCTGAAAAGGTTTTGACTCTTGCCGGTGGCCAGGTAGTGAAAGTCTTGGATTTTCATCTGCTGCTCGACAGTGAACATCAGGTTGCATTCAGTACAGTGCCCCGCAATCCGAACGGCGTGAAAGCTCAGTTCATCCAGATCATAGTCCCTGAGGCATGACGGGCAGGTGATGGCTAGCTCGGCATCCGGGCAACAATGCTCGGCGTCTTTCTTGTCGCTGTGGGCCTGCTCACAAGCTGGGCACATCCAGCATTCAGACACCTCTGGCTGGCAGCACTGCTTAGCATCGTCCTTCCAGTCGTATAGCTCATTGCAGGCACCGCATTCCCACTTCTGGACGACTTTGCCTCGTTTGCTCATGGGTTATCTCTAAACGTGCGCCTGCCTCGTCGGCTGGCGTGATTCGTTGACATGAGGTATTGGTTACATTCTGGAAATGCGAAAACCTAGAAGGAAAAGGCTATGGATTTGCGAGACAACCCGTATTGGCAAGCGCTCGGCGCGGTAGTTGCCGAACTGGAGCACATGGGCGTGGACCTTGACGAGGTCCAGAGAAGAGTGATCAAAGGTTTGCAGGAAGGCGGCCCGTACGCATGCAAAGACGAAGCAAAGGCACTGGCTGGAATTGAAGCATTAAAGGAATCGATAATTTCCTTCCAGTACACCCGGACTGCTTAGGCGCGCTGCGCCATGAATCATCACATTGATTTTCCTTCATAGCAGTTGTCCTGCAGCTCCTTCCAGGCCTTGTATTTGGCCTAGCTGCGAGTTGTTGCCCAAACCGGCTGCGTCCAGTGGTGGCATCGCCGATATACAGATCCACTTTGCCCTTATTGCACCGGTGCGGGATAACCTCCCACTCCTTCAGCGGTACCTTCTCGGCCATTTCGCCGTATTGAATTTCGTGAGTCGGGTGGTAGTTACTGATCTGCTTCTTGGTGTTGCTGTACAGCACCACACCGATGTAGTGGCCTTAGGATCACGCCCGGCTCGCCGTGGGCAAGGACGCGGCGCACGATCTCGGCGGGTACCTTATAGTGCTGCTGTACGTTTGTGCAGTTGTGGCTCATGGATTATCTCCATTCATTCGCTGCCCTCCGTTACCGATGGTGGCAATTTGGCTTCAAATAGTGTTTGATACCCGCCCATTTCAAACCTGATGTGATAGGGCGGATGGATTCAAAAAAACAGAGGAAGAATAATGAAAGGAATTCTAAGAGGGTTTGTTGCTGGAGTGTTAGTGCTGGGCGTCCTTTTATATGGGTACCATTCTTATATAAATATCTCGAACTCCGAATTTTATGCAGACATAAAGCATGCCGCTCCGATAATGGCTCAGGTTTTCGGTATAGCCGGCCTGGCATGGATGGTGATTTACTCGATTTTATCCGCCGATACTTCCAAAGTTAAGCTGATAGGCAGTGGACTTGTTCTGTCTCTTGCTTTTGCTGCTAATAATGTTTGGACTTACGGGTTGTCTATATTTATTGTTGCGACGTTAGTTACTGAGTTGCAGTTTCTAGAAAAGCTTGCCGCTATGTTTACTAATCGTGATAAGTATTGGGATTTTCTAGCACAGCAGGCCACTCCTGAGCAGTCTAAACAAAAAGCAATTCTTGAAGCTGTCGAAGCTGTCGAAGCAGAAGAAGCCGAAAAGCGTGGTAAAAAGCCAGAAGACTTATCACCTAAATCTGATAGGTCGAGTGAATCAAAAGCTCCATTTGTCAAACCCGCTACCACCTCCGCGGGAGAGCAAAATGCCCCACCTAACGCCTCTTATCTCTCTCAAGATGTAAATGATCCTCCCGAAACAATGCTGGTGCATGATATTTCTGAAAAGCTAGTTAAAGATCGTGCAAGGAGTATAATGAAATTTCAAAGTGACGCGTTTTCTGCGTTACAAAGATATACTTCAGCGCTAGAAGGGGCAAAGCTACTTGCGCAGGTGAGGTTTTCTGCTCCAGGACTTAATTTTGAAGTGGATGCATTGTTGAAGACGCAGTCTGTTGATTATGTGGTGGAAATTAAGAATGTTGTCACTGGCTCTGGAATCATTAAAGCTCAATTAATTCTCTCTAAGCTTATACATAAGTACGCCGCGATGATCGCTTCTGCCCGTGAGCGGAAGATGGTTAAAGGTATTCTAATTATCCCCAAAGGGGCGTGGGTAGCAAAGGATAGTGTAACGGATGTGGTTGTACTAGAGCTCGATCCAAAAACCAATTTGCTTAAGCATGTTGGCGGCGATTGGTAATGATGGCGTACGGATTTAAGCTAGACCTATGCGGTGTTGGGTTCTAAAGCGTCTCAAGCAGCTATCTGACTCTGGATCCTGGCACCGACGGCTTCGAAGATCCGCGCGGCGTGTTCTTCGTCCAGAGACAGGGTGTTGGGTATACGATCCAGTCGGAAGCCACCCCATCCGGCTTTGATTGGCCTCGTCGCGCAGCGTCTTGTAGCAATGCTCGATCACCTCCTCCAGGTGGTCGGAGAGGTAACGCCATCGGGCGCCAGCTCCACTGACTTGCTGTAGCGGTCGCCGCGGGCGCTGATGTAAAACGCGCTCAGGTAGATCGTCCAGCACTGGGGTACCCCACAGACAGCCAGGCCAATCTTCCCCGGTGCGATGTTCTTCAACGACCTGTAATTGACCATGCACTGGCGGCCGCTTGGGTCAATGTTCGCAACCGCGACGTCGATGGTGGCTGGAAGAGCGCGGCACGAACGATCAATACGGGCCTTGAGGTTGTGAGGCTTGCGCTTCCTGCTCATAGCGCCTCCGCGAGTTTGCGCAGCGCTTTACGCTCGGCCCTTGTTATCGAAGGTTTATGGCGCCTGAGGATTGTTTCGGGATCGATCTTTGCGGTGCGCTTCGGAGGTTGCAGGTTGATGGCTGGGCGTTCGCCCTGATAGATCGTCCCGCCGGCTACAAGAAACTGAGCAACACCTTCCGATATTGATTCTGCGTGTTGGCGTTGCTGCTCGATCAGGCTGAGGTGATTGCTGATCATGCTGGCTTCACCTGATGCGAATCGAACTGTCGCCGCGCTCAAGGTGAGCCCAGTTCGGTTCGGGAATAATTTCGTGCTCCGCATCCTCGCCGACGGCTATGCGCTTGCGCACCGCTTCATTGTGATCACGAATTTCTTTGAGCTTGGCGGCAATGGCCTTTTTGTCTGCGACGATGTCCGTCTTAACCACGGTAAGGTCGTCGGGAAGTTCGTCTTCCTTGTCGACGATTACCTTCTCAGGTGCCAGTGCAAGCGTGATGGTGAACAGGGGGCGCTTGATCGACTTGATGTCGGCAGCCTCCATGTTCCTGCGCAAATAATCGTTGAGCTTGCCTACGGTATTTTTCTTGATGCGTTTGAGTTCATTCAGCCGGTCGACTTCTTTTTCAATCGCGTCGATATCGCCGCCAATGTTGCGTGCAAGCATGACAACGTTTTCAGCCTTAACCTCAAACTCACCGATGATGCCGTCCATGGTGTCCTGGATAGCTTGGATTAGACTTTCGTCGTCGGTATCAGACATGCCTGCCAACTCAGTCAGTTGGCTAGTCAGTGTGTAGAGCTCGGTCATGCTGCTGACTCCTGCGCAAAATTGGGGGAGAGGTCTTTTAGCTCCTTGGCGATTCGCTTAACGGCGTTGTCGTCATTGCGCGCTGTAAGTCGACGTACCGCGTGGTCGTGGATCTTTTTGAGCTCCTGCGCCGACTGAGCACCTTTCATGGTTTCAATGACTGACCTGATGTAGTCCAGGCGTTCTTGCTGCTGCCTTTCTTCTTCAGCAACACGGTCTTCTGCCTTGGAGATAGCCACCTCATCTCGTACGGCGTCGACATAGGCTGCATCGTCGAACAGGCCCATGTGGATGTCAGCCGAGAAACCTAGAGGTTGCAAGCACTTGCCGATGGCATCTGTGAGGGACTTTTTGGCCGCCTCCCAATCGGTCAGAATTTTCCCCTGCTGCAGGAATACGAAGGGGGTGTGCCCGTAGTGCTGGACGGTGCATTTCTGGCCGTCTTTACCCAGATACCAGAGCTCAATTTTGAGCGTGTGTAGCTTCGCGTTGATCCGCGGAGCATCGGGCCATTCTTTGGTTGGTGCCTGGAGAGGGGCGCCTTCATCGAACCGGTCTTCAAGGACCGTCCAGCCCCAACCCTCGCCGCATGGGCCGAATACTTCAGTGGCCTTACGCATCAGGTAAGTGGGCTTGATGGCGGTGCCTTTAAAACCGCCCATGCCCGTGAAGTTCTTTGTTGCGCTTGGGTCAGTGGTATCGACCTGGTCCCAGATCCGCATATTTGTGGTCATGAGAAATCCTTGCCGCGTTAGACGCAGCATTGAGAGAAGGATAGGGGCTGGATCGACTTGATCCGCATATCAAATTCGCGACTCAACGCGTGGGGGCAATGCGAAGAGCAGGTCAAAAGAGAAGGCTGGTCAGCTCTGTTGCTGTACCCGATAGCGAAGGATCTGGAGTACTCGACCTCCATAGCTGGGTTCTGCGTACTGCTCAATCGGCGCCCCGAAGTAGCCGCGGCGCTCGGCCAGTTTGTAAGCTTCACGTAGGTTGTGAGCGCTGATATCTTCGAGCTCTTCATCGATGAGTGATTTAACCGGTGAGGTAGTCATTTCATCTCCTTGCGCCGCCGGCAGACGTCCAGAAGCCGTGCGCTGTACCAATGGAATTCTTCCGCGTTGATGGCGCCCGAGGTGTAGTGCCGAACAATTAAGCCTTCGGTGAGGGCTTCTTCGATCTGGGGTTTATCCGGGTCCTCAAGTGCCAGTAGCGCCTTGTCGATTTCAACGTATGGGCTCATAGATCATCGTCCTCTGCCTGGGCGATCAGGGCGTCGTCAGCCAAAGGCTCAACGAGGCGTTGAGCGATCATCCTGAGCTGTTCTATAGGTTCGGCTACCGCCATCAGGTCCTCGGCGCCGTCTCGGGCCAGGAACCGATCACCCAGCAGTCCGGCGATTACCATTTCGCCAATTGCACAGGGACTTTTACTGTCACTGTTGATTGCGAACTGCTCGACCTCGGAGGCGAACGATTTGAATGTCACGCCCTGGGGGGCATGTAGCCGTCGCTTGAATTGCACATCGCTGCGGCGGTCAACCAGCGTTTCCACAGCGTTGTCGATCCACTCCTTGCGAGCAAACTCCAAAGCCGTCTCGCTCACTGGAGGCGGCAACTGAGCGTCGTAACGCTCCTGACAAATCTTCAATGCTGAGCTCATGATCGCCTCCATAGGTGGGTAACGGTCCAACAAAATTCGGCTGCACTCGTCTGCTCCGCTGGTTGCCGTTGGGCGTGGAGGGGAGTGCATGCGGGTTGTGTTGGTAGAGTTGAGATGCTGTTTGTTTGGGTAGGTGAATCAACGGCGGCCGGCTATAACCAGGATGGCGATCAGCCAGATGAATCCTGCAAGATAGGTGACCCAAAGCGGTGCCGTTATCAGCCACCAAGACCAGCCGACAACGCCTGTTATCTTCAGGACCATAAGTGCGAGCGAAGCCGAAATCGTCGTTACCAATATCGCGCGAGGTCGAATATTTCGCGGTTTCATTTCCTTCTCCAGGTTGTTTTCCCAATGCACCCGGGTAACCAGGTGCATCAGTGAAAAGGTCCTTGATCGTTCGGCTCTACTGGAGCGGTACAGATCGATTCAAATTGTTCCTCCGGCCGCGACTCTGTGTCCGCCGGAAAACTGGTCTTGGCGCTTTACGCTGCACGCCTGGGTCAGTTGCCAACCCTCTGAACCGTTGAGGCCGGTTCATCGCTGCCTTTGAATCTGGGCCGGTGGTGATCCGGCAAAGTGAAACGGTGAAATGAAGGGCGGTTGCTTTCGCTGCTGCCTACAAATGCAAGCAAGCTTGTATTAATAAAAGCATGCTTGTGTTTAATGTGCAAGTTTTCTTGCGTTTTTTTTGATGGACGAAAAAAAGCCCGCACATGGCGGGCTCTCTACTACGGCGGGTTTTAGCTGAGTGTGTCTAGATTTCGCCTGACATATCTCTGTCAGTCAGGAGCATCTCAAATGCTGATGAGCCGAATCTGCTTGCTCAAAGTTTGCGTGCGTTCCAGGCAAGAAGCACACGAGCGTGGATAACCAGGCTCTCCAACTCTGCGCCTTTGATGTCGTAGGGCGGGAACGACTCATTGTCTGAGATCATACGGAGCATCTTGGGTAGGCGTTGCAAGCGTTTGATGTACAGCATGCCATCAAGCGTAAATACATAAATACCGTCCACTATGACTTCGTTAACTCCCTGGTCAACGATCAAAGGATCACCGCTTGAAAATGTTCCGGCCATGCTTTCGCCGAACCCGGTAATAACGGACAGGTTATCTCCGTTTGTGTATGTGATCCCCTGTTCCCGTAGGTATTCAGTACGAACAGTGATGTTCCGTACCGTCTCGATATACTCTTTTGGCAAGACCTTACCTGGGCCCATCGATCCCACAACATCGTACTGAGGGATCACAAGCTCATCTTCCTTTTGATGGTGCCTGAAGTCGCCTGTCACAACGTTATCCATTGCACGTCGCCTCGGTGGTTCGCTAACACCATCAAGCAGCCAATCGACAGTTGTATCTAAGCCGCGAGCGAGTGCTAGCAGATTGTCATTCTTTATATTGCTGGTATCTCCCGCAAACCATTGGCGCACGGCTTCATAGCTGACACCACACGTAGTGGATATCAGTCGCTTAACGCCTCGCACGCCGGTTTCGGGTTTCCGCGCAAGCACGAGTTTTGTCATTCGATCAGTGATGTTCATTTGCTCAATTTACAAGTTGGCTTGCCAAGCATGCTTGCTTATTAAATGCAAGCATGCTTGAATTTGGCGTGAGTGCATTGGAGGTGTCTATGAAACGCCAAACAGCGATTGAGTATTACGGCTCCATCCCCAAGCTTGCACGAGCTCTCAAAATTACTTATGAGGCAGTTCGGCAGTGGGGGGATGAAGTCCCCGAGTTGCGCCAGTACCAACTGGAAAAACTCACCGATGGAGTGCTGAAAGCAGGTCGAGAGACCCGCTCTCGGTCAGTGGCCTGATCATGTCTACGAGCCCATTAAGCCAAGAGCAGTCCGTAAGAGCGCGCAAGAACTACACCGTTCTCATGCAGCGACTTGCATCGATTGGCAACGCACCCGTCGCGCATGCAGTGGGTTGCGATGAAGCAACGATCAGCCGGATGAAACCGGAAAAATTCGAACAGTTTGCACAGATCCTGGCTGTTCTTGATTTGAAGATCGTTCCCAGTGAAATGCGCTGCTTCAACCAGCGAGACATCGAGGCGATTTTCCATCAGGCAAAACGTTGGATGGAGCACGTCCAAAATGTCGATCAGTTGGAGGAGGGCTGACATGCAATTCACTGTCACCATCAACCAAACGAAGGCGCAGGAGTTGGGCTTGAACTCCCGGCAAGCGCTGCTATCCGCTTTCGTATTTGAGTGCCCTAGCTGGAAAGGCATGCAGACGATTGATTTCCGCGTCTTCGCCGGAGGTGCAGTATGAGCATGGGCCTGATGGTCGCCGCGATGAAGATTCGCGTCGGTAATCCACTGCGCAAGCTGGTGCTGATAAAACTGGCAGACAATGCAAGCGATATGGGTGAGTGCTGGCCGTCTTACCAGCACATCGCGGACCAGTGTGAGATCAGCAAGCGTTCTGTCATGAACCATATCGCCGCGTTGTGCGCGTCAGGGTTGCTTCGAAAAGAAATCAGAAAGGGTGGCCCAAAGGGCAACTCTTCGAATGTCTACTTCCTAACTCTCGACGGTGGTGGTGCATCTCCTGCACCAGCGGTAGTGCAGCAGATTCACCAGGGTAGTGCAGCAGGTTCACCCCCTAGTGAATCTCCTGCACCAGGGGGTAGTGCAGGAGCTGCACCCAGAACCAGTTACTCTCTTGAACCAGTCAATGAACCGGTCATTGAACCAATTACGCCCCAGGCTCCCGCCAAGGTCGTGACGGGTGAGGTCGTGCCATTCGCTCCCCAGCAGCCGCGGGTGGAGATACCCGCAGACATGCCTGGCCCCAAGGATCATGCCTGTAAGACATTCAAGATTTGGGCGAACTACGCCATGGCCTACCGGAAGCGTTACGGCGCCTGGCCCGTTTGGAACGCCAAGACGGGGAAGCAGATGGCCCTACTCGTGGACAGGCTCGGCGCCGAAGTCGCCCACCACGTCGCGGCTCACTTCCTGAAAACCAGCGATGCCGCGGTTCTTCGCAAGTGCCACAGCATCAACGAGCTGCTGGCGAATGCCGAGAGTTACCACACCCAATGGGTAACCGGTCAGCGGGTGAATGGCACCACGGCCCGCCAAATGGAACGTACCGAAGCCAACTTGTCCGCAGCGGAGCAGGCCGCTCAGTTGGTCCTCGCCAACCGTCAAGCAGGAGGGCGCAATGAATACCTCTGAGATGAACGCTACCCAGGTTGCGGGTTTGGCTGCCGCCATCTGCGGCACGGCCGAGGCGATGGGGCAGGAAATAAGCCCCAGCACAGCAGCACTCATGGCCGAGGATCTTGCGGTATACCCGGTGTCGGTTGTGCGAGCAGCCTTGAGGGCTTGCCGAAACGAGGTGAAAGGGCGTCTTGCAATGGCGGACATCCTGTCACGCGTGCAGCTCTCGGATGGACGCCCGGGCAAGGATGAGGCCTGGTCTATTGCACTCACAGCGAGTGACGAAAGCGAAACCGTGGTGTTGACCGCTGAGATCCAGCAGGCCATGAACGCAGCAGCCCCCATCTTGCGTCTAGGGGACAAAGTCGGAGCCCGTATGGCGTTCATCAGTGCTTACGAGCGCCTCGTCACACAGGCCCGTACAGAGGCTTCCCCGGTGTCCTGGAGTGTATCCCTGGGCTTTGATCCTGTTCGCCGCATCGCTGCCATTGAATCTGCTGTGCGGATGAAGCTTATCCCGCAAAAGCAGGGCGCTCAGTACCTTGCTGAATTGCGTATTGCACCGATCACGGATGATGGTCGGGCCATTGCCGGATTGCTATCAGGCGATGTTGTTGAGCCGTCTCCTCGCGTGCGAGAGAAGCTTGCTGAGGTGCGCCAGATCGTTGATGCCGCGAAGGCCCGGCAGGAGCATGAACGACGCAAAAAGGCTCAGGCCGATCGGGTTGATACCTACCTACGAAAGCGCAAGGCTCGGGCTGCTATCGCGATGATGCTAAGCAGGGAGGGCGTGTGATGGGGCCGAACTGCAAAGGGGAATCCAGCCTCTCGCTCGCGTACAGACTTCCGCAAGGCCTACGGGCGGTGGAGGCTGGTTCGATGGATTTTATTAAAGCCAAAAATCATGATCAAGAGGGGGGAAGGCCATGGCTGAGCTCGCATTGATCCGTACTGCCCAAGGCCTCGTGCCGGCTACCGAGGCTGATCGTGAAGCTGTCCAGAAGTGGAAAGCTGGCCAGGTGATTCACGGCAAGTTCACGCGCATGCGCAATGGCAAGTTCCACGGCAAATTCTTCTCCATGCTCGATCTAGCCTGGGAGTATTGGGAGCCGGTGGGAGGGCTTATCCCTCGCCAGGAAATGCGCGGCATCCTGGGTCTTGCCAAGTACTTCGAAGCGCAGAGCGGTAAGCCTGGGCAGCTGTCCCACGCCGTGGAGGCATATATCTCCGGTCTACAGGAAGCCCGCGCCGCTCGGTTCCCAGCGGTGGAAAAGAGCCGTGAGGCGTTTCGTGAGTGGGTGACCATCGAAGCGGGACATTTCCACCTGATCCAAACGCCCGAGGGAATTCGAAAGAAAGCCAAGTCGATCAGTTGGGCGAGTATGGACGAGACGGAGTTCGAACCTCTCTATCGCGACGTATTCAACGCCTGCTGGAGGTTGGTGCTGTCTGCTCATTTTGAGAGCGAAGAGCAGGCCCTGGCCGCCGCGGAGATGATTGGGAGCTATGCGTGAGCCTTTCCCCCAATCAGCCTCGCCCGAAGAAGTGCCGTGTTCCAAGTTGCAGGGCCTCATTCATCCCACGAGTGAGCTTCCAAACCTGGTGTTCTCCGGATTGCGCTGTAGTAATCGCCAGGGCCAAGCAGGAGAAAAAACGCAAAGAACTGGCGAAGGTTGAACGCCGGGAAATCAAGGATCGTAAGGAGAAGCTGAAGGGCAGGGCGGATCACCTACGTGAAGCCCAGGCGGCGGTGAACGGGTACGTTCGGCTGCGTGACGCTCATCTGCCGTGCATCAGCTGCGACTCTACGCCGAACGACAACGACCTCATGACGGGCAGCCGCTGGGATGCCGGGCATTATCGATCCGTCGGAGCCTGCCCGGAGCTTCGTTTTGAGCCGCTGAACATCCATCGTCAATGCGTGAAGTGCAACCGCAATCTATCCGGCAATTCCGTGGAGTACCGCATCCGCCTAGTCCTGCGGATCGGCGCGGACAAAGTTGCCTGGCTAGAAGGGCCTCATGCGCCCCGTAAGTACGATGTGGAACAGATCAAGGCCATCAAGGCTGAATACCGAGCAAAGATAAGGGAACTGAAGAGGAGAGCAGCGTGAAGAAGCGTACTTACGTCAACAAGCCACTGGGCGATACCGAGTATCTACTGGAGCAGTGGGGCTGGTGGCGAATGGATGGGATGGGCGTGCCTCACTACGTGTCACCGCTCTATGCCCTGATCCGAGACAACAACGCCAGCACGGGTGGCATCAAGCATTACAGCGTCACAGATGAAGTAGCTTTGGCGATTGATAGGGCCGTGGCCAGGCTCTCCATTCGCGATGAGCAAATGGGCAATTTCATCTGGCTGTATTTCGGGGCGAAGTGGCCAGCACTTCGAATTGCAAGGACGGGTGGCATCGGGGAGGCGAAGGTCAGAGAGGTCATCAAAGCCGGTGTCGCTTGGGTTGACTGCGCCCTTGAGGTGTTCCGTGTCGCTGCGTAAATAGCTCTGATCTTTCGGACAGTACTTTCACAGTAGGGCGCTTAGCATTCACACTAGAATGTGTAACCTAGTGGGTTTCACGCCCCATTTGCATCCGACCTGGCCGATGCGTGTAGTATCAATGAATGGCTAAAGTCGAACAAACGCTGCCTTTTGCTTTATGAAGCCATAGTCAATCCATTTTATTCTTCCAACATTGAGGCTCACTCGATCATTTAATGGCAGAATGCTAGCCTAAATTTTTTCAATGGAGGGATGAAATGTCAGAGCGCGTCTTTTTTTATTGTGACGAATCCGGGGCAAAAGGGTATGCGGACCAAAAAGAGGCCTTTCCTGGCGAAATTGGCGTCTTTGCTGGAATATTGGTTCCCGAGCAGCTTCATGCTGACCTCTCTGAAAAGTTTGATACCATTGCTCTACAATTCAAGCCGGCAGAAGGCAAGCTGCATATAGCCGATTTGCCCGATGAGCAAAAGGGGGCCTTAAGGCAGGCACTCTTCGACGAGATCCAAGCAGCAGGCCTTCCTTGCTTCTGGTATGCCATCCATGTTGCTGGTTTGAATGATTATTACACTCAGCAGAACGAGTTGCTTCGCACGAGTCGGGCGGCCGTGGAAGCGCAGAGAATCAGTCCTGCTCGCGTCAAGACCGGTAGCGTTCGTGAAGAGCTACCATCGATGCATGTGCAGCTTTTTGCGGGTCTCCATGCTCACATTGTAGCGTTTCTCCTTGAGCGTGGGCTTACTAATGTAGACTTAGAAATTCGAACAGATCAAGTAGATAGCCCTCTTAATAAGAAGTTTGAAGAAGTAGCTACCGAGCTACTTGAGACGGATCCCCAAGTTATCCAAACTACTGGGTATGACACTCTGGAAAAAAAAGTCGTACATGGTCAAATGACTATCAGTGTCCAGTATCCAGCTGAGATGGAAATCCCACCGGTAATTCGCAGTCTGAGCATCAAACCTATCGATGATAGTGATGGGTTGGTGCTGGCGGCAGACGTCCTGGCAAATAGTCTACACCATCATTTCAAAAATCGTACGGAGGAAGAACTGTACTCTCCTCTGAACGAACCAGAAGCAGTTGCGCGCCATCCATTGTTTGAACATCTGGATGCGTTCTACAACTGGGGGACAGGAGATTTCATCGGCGACAGCCTCTACAGGCATCCGAAAGCCCCTTTAGTAGACTAACAAAAACGAGTATGCCTGAAATAGCCCCTACTGACATAAGTAGGGGGTGTCTAAACTTGCCTAGCATTCGGAGCTTTTACGGCAGATAAAGTATGGGTGGTTGCGCCTGTAAATTTATTCTTTTTTTGATTCTTGTGCATGGTCAGACTAAGTTGTTGGCATTTATTAATGTGTGCTGAATAAAGGTTGTTTTTAATTATGAAAGAAACCCTTGGCAGGCTATATTTATGGCAAGTAGCCCTCAATAGGATTATTGATCTTCTTGCCCTTAAGCAGCGCGTTGATCGCTTTTGCAATACTGGAAGACCCCTGCATGTTACTGAGTTGTATGACGGTGAGCGCAGAAGGTTGAAAACTAGTCTGCCTCTAGAAGATGAGGCGTTAAAAAGCTTTGAGGAGAAGCATGGCTCTTTGTTTCCTGATATTCATGATATTCATCTTATTGATGAGCTAATAGCTGAAGAGATAATTATTAAATTTTGCACTATTTTTAATGGTGGCTATGGAAGAGCTGGGGTTATTGCCGACAACAAAAAATCATTTTGGCAGCCAATTCTCAATGAGATATTTTTGGGTGCTTTTTCTGGCGATCTTAAAATGAAATTCAATGAATTTGTAGAAGATGCCAGAAGATACCGTGACAAGCATGGCGCTCACTTCGATCAGGAAAGTTTTACCATGACACATGGCGATAAGAAACCCAAAGAAGACGGGATTGTTTATGGCGTGGGCTGGAGCAGCGCCTTGTTGACTTTTAATTGGGACGTTATAAGTGAGATTATTCCTATTTTTTGTAGCTCCTTAAATGATTATATTGGAAGATTGCAAAAGGAAGCTGGTATAATTTAAAAGTTGGTTTCGGTGTCGCTGTTGCTCAAGCGTGGCCTGCCCCTTTTTTAACGCTTATTTCAAAGCTTGGATGTTCTTGTTAGGAGTTTCGGCGCAAACTATCTTCACGAAATAGCATGGTAGCTATGCTACGGCTAAAGAACGCCATATAGACAAGCATGATATGCGCAGGAGGATAAAATGATTCGTGAAGTTACCGTGTGGGAAAACAATTTCTTGTTGATTTTCTCGGACGCTGTTCGCCTCTATGAGGCAGCGGAAGAGTGCGTGAATGCAGATCTCAACAGTGTGCTGGCCAAGTCCGCAGTTTTGTCTGTAAACTACGCGATCGAAGCAGCAGCAAATTCATTCCTTCAATCGATAAAGATGACTAAAGTCATGCAAGAAAAGATTGATAAATTTTCTACATTGGATAAGTTTGACTTTGTACTACAGTGGCATACGGATCACCACCTAAGTGCTGGGGATTCTGATGTTCAGGCGGTGAAGAATCTTATCAAGAACCGAAACTCCATGGTTCATCCGAAAGTTACAACTAGGTCGATTTCAGTCGAGACTGAAGTTGGTAATGATGGCATCATAAAACACTCCATTGTACAGCCAGAGCCCCGGAAAGGTAAGGATCTTAAGCCAAAGCTACTGGGTGATGACCCTGAGCTCTATACCCATGAAGATGCTAAGGCTGCGCTCCAGGTGATGACCTCGTTCTTGAATATATTTGTACATTGGTGGGGTGTTGGATATGAAGTCGCAGAAACCTTTTTGTTTCAGACGTGGGATGGGTCGATTAATGCTCGGCAGGTGATGTTCAAAAAGGATCAGATCACCGTATTGATTCGGAATGATCATTTTCTGAATATCCAATTCATGGGGATTCATGGGATGTTTAAGGATGAAGAAAAGCCTGCCTGAAGAGGGTTACTCTCACGCAGAAGTGAGTCGCCTCGTGTGTCATCGACACGTTGAATAGCGGGTATTGTTCGATTTCCACCATTGTCTCGTAAAACAATCTTAGGTCACGTTTTGACGATCATGAATACGATGCTCGAAAATTAGGCTTATGTCCTATTTAATACTTTGCAATATTTCCATTGCTCTTACTCAGTAACCGAACTAAGCAGATGATGTCCGATGGCTATCGGTAAAGGATGAGGTCGCCCGGGCGGGCATTGGGCCTACACTGAGTAAAAACCTCGCACGACCTAAAAATGCCGTTTTAGCCGTGCGTCTATCTCGCCAGCGCAGTACAACGCCCTTACTAATCAAAGCTGACAGAGTGCACCATGAAACAAAATACTCTTCTTGTAGCCGTTTGCGCTGCACTGATCCAGGGCTGTGCCGCCACCTCCAATGGCCATGAAGAATCACCTTCCATGGCCATTACTACTTCCGCTGCTTTAGCCCAGCTAGCATTACCCGCTTACTACTGGAGCCTGGTTTCGGCGACTGATGCTTCGGGCAAACCGCTCGCTGCTCTGAACAAAGGTATCGATCGCAAGCTGCGCGTTTCATTCGGTGACAAGAACCTGAACATCAGCGGTGGTTGCAATGGCCAGCACGGTGGATACCACTTCCAGGACGGGATTTTGAAGGTGCAGCCACTGGCCTCTACGCTTATGGCCTGCGACAAGAGCCTAATGGACCTTGACGCCCAGGTGGGTCGACTGTTCAAGGAGGGCCTGCGTGCAGTCATCATCGGCGATAGCACGGAGCCTACGCTGCAACTGACTACAGCGGACGGATCAGTGCTCAAGCTACAAGGCGAGGCTACTCCTGAGACGCGCTACGGTAGCAAGGGTGAGATCAAGTTCCTGGAGGTGGCTCCCAAGACGGTCAAGTGCAGCCATCCAATGATCCCTAACTTTCAATGTTTACAAGTGCGCGAGCGCCGATTTGACGAAGCCGGCTTGCAGCTTCCGACCCAAGACACATGGCATCCGCTGTATCAGTCTATCGAAGGAATCGAACATCATGACGGCGTACGCACCGTGCTGAGGGTAAAGGAATACGAATGGAAGAATCCGCCTACGGACGCCCCCTCGAAGGTCTATGTGTTAGATCTGGTCGTCGAACAGGACGCTTCTGAGGCGAATAAGTAAGCGAGACGCAAAGCAGGCCGGTATCCACTCGTAACCGGTGCATACCGACCTGTCCCAAGTACTCGAGATGCCGGCGCTGAGTAGTCAGATTACGCTTTGGAGGTTTTTCACCAGATTGCGTGAAAAGCCTTTCCACGCGGATAAACACCTGATTTCATGACACGGTGTTCAGCTGTTTCAGCGCGACACCCATAGAGAGCCCGGCCACTCAGTCGAGCTTTTTTATGCGCGCGACAAATGATTTCATCTGTATCCAGGACAGCCCTCGGGAAGGCCAGAGCGCGGATAGCCGGATAGTGCGACGTACGGAATCAGCACCGGCTGCTCGTGCGCTCTGACCTCACAAGCTTGTGGAGTGGTGCGAGACAGGAGCCGCGAGATCGATGCATTGAGACGTCGACGCTGAGAAGAGCTTTTGTGGACCGCCCGGAAGAACGAAAGCACCTCATCAGGACCTCTTTATTTCCAAGGTTTTGCGTTTCCGAAGCCCTTGGATCATTCTTTACGCTCATATATCAGGAGCGTTCGTTATGGATAGAGAGCTGAAGGAACAGATCAGACCTGAATACAGCGAGATCTTTAATATTGTCGCAGACGCTGTAGACGATTCGGATCCAGCGACGAGCAGATTAGAGATTCAGGTGCCTTTGAGCGCTGAGTTCTATAAATCCGGTGCAGATATTGCTCAAGCCTTAGAAGAGCACTTTCCTAACAGAGCGGCGTTCGTGGTACTGGATGTTCACGTACGTCCTGAGTCGTTGGACATAACAGCTTACGTCCCTCCGAAATATTCCTTACAGAGTGTTGGCGGAAGCTGGGAGGTGGCGGCGCCAGACGAAGATTGTTGGGTTTTCGGGGTTTCGGATGAATCAAGCGCAAACAGTTTGGTGGGCGTGTTGAATTCGCCTCCTGCCGCGAAGCACTTCCACCTTGCAAATCCTGGTGTTGGTGTCGAGAGAGCCGTGTTGACCACTGTTTTGTTTGGGCTGCGTGATAGGCAAATAGATTTGACTTCCTGCAGATACAGGAGACAGGGGGTTCTTGATAGTCACGACCTGTTAGCGTAATTCTTTTATACACATAGCCCCGCCATCGTGCGGGGCTTTTTCGTTTCCAGCTCGACGACAACCCTTCCTGAAGCTCGGGAGCAGCTCGAAGCCGAGCGCTTAGCTTTTTACGCACCTGCGTATTGTGCATAGAAGCGCACTCTGTCTGGCTTCCGGCGTCCTCGACGTAGGTTGACGTTACGCACGTTGCGCAGGAAATACACTTCTTTGCGCACACTGCGCAATTACCAACACAGGTACTCACCATGCCCTACATCGTGATCCCACAACCTTTCCCGAAGTCGCCACTGCAAACGCAGTTCGACACTGAGGACGAGGCGAATGCCCGCGCTCAATCTATGATCGAGCAGGCGCCACAGCAAGCTGTTTACGTCGCTGAGTTGAAGACGCTGTACCAGGGCCAGGTGACTGTCACCTCAGCCCCTGCGATTGCTCAGCCAAAGAGCCCCGAGCAGGGATAGTTTCACCGCCACGCCGGGAGGCGTTGCAACCACGTGCCGTATCGTCGAGACGACGACACACCAGCACAAACCGCCGGGGTTCGCCCTGGCACCTATTCATGTGAGCCCGCCAAGTGCGGGCTTTTGCATTTCTGGAGGCCAGCATGAAAGCCCCGGACAGGAGTTCATCTATGGCAAACCCGACACCGGAAGGCATCGTTGAGGCCGTTATCGTTCCCGCCGCCAACAAAGGCTTACTGGTTGGTGCGGCCACAGGGGTTGTTGGCTGGCTGTCCCAGGTCAACTGGATTGGCCTTTCTGGTGTTGGCATTGCGGTGTTGGGTTTGCTGATCAATCTGTACTTCCAGATTCGTAAAGACCGTCGTGAAGCTGAAGCAATTGCCGCCACTGCTCGCAGGGAAGACGCGGAGAGTGCCGCGCGGATCAAAGCCTTGCTGGATAAGTGCGACATATGAACGCTCAGCTGCGCCAACGTATCGCGGTCAGCCTGCTGGCTGTAAGTGCGGCGGGCTTCTCTGCCTGGAAGGTGAGTGAAGGCTACACCGACCATGCAGTCATCCCCACCGAAGGCGATGTGCTCACCATCGGCCATGGCTCAACTCGATACGAGGATGGCAGACCAGTGAAGATGGGCGATCAGATCACAGCTCAACGTGCCGAGCTGCTGGCCCGCAACCTGATGACCCAGGACGAACAACGATTCGCGGTCTCGCTCCCGGGAGTGAAACTGCACCAGGAGGAGTTTGATGTGTACATGGACTTCGTTGGCCAGTATGGCATCGGCACCTGGCGTCAGTCCTCCATGCGGCGTGAGCTGCTTGCGGGCAACTACATCCAGGCCTGTAAGTCGCTGCTCAAGTATCGCTATGCGGCCCGGTTCGATTGTTCCACTCCTGGCAACAAGCGGTGCTGGGGCGTTTGGAGCCGCCAGTTGAAGCGCTACGAGCAGTGCATGGAGGTACAATCATGATCCGCTATCTGATCGCGGCACTGATCGTTTGCTTGATCCTCATTTACGGCGGATGGCAGTGCATCGAATCCCAGGCCAGGGATCTGGCTGCCGCGACAGATCAGATCAGCACGTTGAACAAGGCCGTCGAGTCGCGGCGCAAAACCCAAAAGCTGCTGACTCAGATCGACACCGAAAAAACGAAGGTTCTCATCGATGCTCAAACTCAGAACAAGGCTTTGCTTGCTCGTGTCGGCACTGGCGCTCAGCGCTTGTCAGTCCCAGCCCGCTGCCCAATCGTGCGAGTCGGATCAGTCCCCACCGGCTTGGATGATGCAAAAGAGAGAGCCGAACTTGACCCAGCGGCTGCTCAACGAATTCTCGCCATCGCAAATGACGGTGATGAAGCAATCATCGCCCTGACAGCTCTGCAAGAGTGGGTCAGCGCCAAGTGTCTTGGCGTCACACCTTAATACCGAACAGAACCCAACCTACATGCAAAGGAAGCGCTCCTATGGCTGCTAAATGTGATTGGGCAGCCGTCGAGAGAGACTACCGGACGGGCTGCTACACCAACCGTGAGCTGGGCCGCCGGCATAACATATCCGAGGGCTCTATTCGGAACCGCGCGGCAAAGGAAGAGTGGCAGAAAGATCTGTCCGAGATGATCCGTCAGCGTGTGCGGGAGAAGACCGGCCGTGCCGCCGCTGCAGCCATCACAGCTGCGACTAACGACGCCGAGATCGTCGAGCAGGCTGCGGAAGCGGGCGCCCAGCTGATACACGGGCACCAAGTGTTGATTGCGCGTACTCGAGGCATTACTCAGCAGTACGTCGAACGTATTTCCGAGCAAGTCGCCAACGGCAAGATCATTGTTATGACGCCGAAAGGGTTGCCCGTTGAGATCGACATCCCCCTGGATTACGTAGGCAAAAGCCTGGGCCATGCCACTCAGTCCATTGAGCGCCTGATCAGACTCGAGCGTCAGGCCCATGGTCTCGACACAGACAAAGACCGGGAAAGCGCTGGCAAGTCCCTGGAAGAACTCCTTGCTGAGGCTGCCGGTGATGGCGAATGAAACCGATCGCCAGCGCTTGGTGCGCGAAGGTGATGAGTTCATCGCGCTGCATTATGCGAAGCAGCTGAAAGGTAAGACGCTGCTGCTCAAAGCCTTGGGCAACAAATGGTACCGGCTCAACGCCCTGTACAAAATCAAGGATAAAGACGGCAAGGTCCGGCGCTTCAAGCCAAACGACCAGCAACGTCAGCGGTTCCTCGATGAGCACAACCGCGACCTCATCCTCAAAGCCCGGCAGCTCGGGTTTACCACCTTTGAGATGATCGACGCGCTGGACGATTGCCTGTTCACCAGAAACTACAGTGCCGGCTGCATCTGCCACACGCTGCCGGATGCTAAAGAGATCTACCGCAACAAAATTCGGTTCGCCTACGAGAAGCTTTCGGGCGACCCGGCGTGGTCGGCGATTTTTAAGTTGATCGGCCTGCGCCTGCCGGTACCCCGCAGCGATAAAGACCAAGGCTACATCTTCGACAACGGTTCAAGTATCTAGGTCTCCACGTCGTTCCGGGGAGGCACGCTTCAGCGCCTGCACGTGTCCGAGTTCGGCAAGATCTGCAAGCTCAGTCCCGACAAGGCCCAGGAGATTGTAACCGGTGCGTTCGAGGCCGTTGCGCTGGGTAATCGCGTCACGATCGAAAGCACCGCAGAGGGCCGAGAAGGCTACTTCTTCGACTATTGCGAGTCGGCTAGAAAAACTAAGGACAGCAGGCGCCCGCCGACGGTGATGGACTGGCAGTTCCACTTCTTTCCGTGGTTCCGCGATCCAACATACCGGCTGGAAGCGTGCGACCAGGTGGTGGTGCCGCTTTGGATGCAGGAGTACTTCGCAGAGTTAGCGTCCAAGCAGGGCATCCGCCTGGACCGCGCACAGCAAGCGTGGTACGCCAAGAAGGCGGAGTCGTTGCATGACGACATGAAGCGCGAGTATCCGGCGACACCGGATGAAGCGTTCGACCAGGGCATCAAAGGCGCCTACTACCTGACGCAGATGCGGTTCCTCAGGCAGCAGGGGCGGATTACGAAATCTGTCAGCCGCAACCCAACGCTGCCTGTGTTTACCGCCTGGGACTTGGGCATGGGGGACGCGATGTCCATCGTTCTATTCCAGGTAGTGGGCCGCCAGGTTCACATCATCGACTACATCGAGCACTCCGGCGAAGGCATGGAGTATTACGGCGAGCTGCTCAAAAAGCTGGGCTACTCCTACGGTGCCCACTACGCGCCGCACGACATCGTGGTGCGTGAGATTGGAACCGGGAAATCGCGGATCGACGTAGCGAAGCAGTACGGCATCACCTTCCAGATTGTCCCGCGGGTTTCCCGTAATAGCGAAGGCGTGCAGGCGGTGCGTAACTTCTTACCGCTGTGCTGGTTCGCAGAGGATGAGCAGGACAAACGTGCGGCTACGGATGAGCCAGATAACGGTAGGCCGAGAACTGCCGGCGTATCCAGGCTGATCGACTGCATAGACAACTACCGCAAAGAGTGGGATCAGCGCTTGGGCGTATACCGGGATCAGCCCCGCCATGACTGGGCCAGCCACGGGGCTAAGGCTTTCGAGACCTTGGCCAGGTGCGGTGTTTTCGAGTTCACCACTGGCAGGATCCCTGGCACTCAAAGCTCAGCAAACACCGACCGCGGCCGCCGCAACTGGAGCGCACACACATGACCTCTATGACCATTGGTTGGAAACAAATCGCTGACGTGATCGCTCGCCTGGTCGCCCCCATGGCCGTACAGAGCCTGCAACTGCGCCGCGATATAGGCCTGGTGCAGGTAGATGCCGTGGAGATCAAAGAGCCGGACGGCGCTTATCCAGCTATCAGGGTGCAGTTTGAGATGGCTGAGGCGCTGGGCGTGACGCTGAACATCAAGCTGGCCGAGTTCACCGCAGATCCTGTCCCGTACATGCAGGGAATGCTGCTGCATTTGCGCGATATGGAACACAGCGCGAAGTTACGCCGGGCCGGGCGCCAAGCTGAAATCAATGTCGTTTATGAGGCAATAACCCATGGGTAGTTTTGGTTTGCTGCAAGTCAGGAGCGCGGCCGACCTGCAAGCTGATGATCAGGCCGCCGAGGCTGCTGCTCAGCAGAACCGACGTGCCCAACAAGTGGAAACCTCGCTGGCGGCGCATATTCGCCGCTGTTACGAATCCGCCAAGCAGGCGAAGCGCGATATTGACGAGCGTCTGCTGGATTGCGCGCGCCGGCAAAAGGGAAAGCACGAAGAAACGAAGCTGCAGGCCATTCGCGAGAACGGCGGCAGTGAGGCTTACCCCAAACTGACTACAACCAAGTGCCGCGCGGGCGCGTCGTGGATCAGGGACATTTTGATGCCGGCGGTGGGGCACCCGTGGGGACTTGATCCAACGCCTGTCGCCGACATTCCGCCGGAGTTCCTAGCCGCGTTCCAGCAAAAACTGGCTCAGCAAATGCAGCAAACTCAACAGACTGGGCAACAGCTAAGTCAGGGCACAGGCGCAGAGCAGCAGGGGCAGGGGCAGGGCTTTGAAATGCCTGATCCTGCGCAGGTTGAGACCAAGTTGCGCGAGCTGATCCAGGAAAAAGCTAAGGAGGCGTGCGAGGCTCACGAACTGCTGATCGCTGACCAACTGGCCGAGGGCGGCTGGGAAACCGCCCTGGAAGAGTTCATAGACGACTTCACCATCTACCCGGCGGCCTTTATCAAGGGGCCGATGCTTCAGCGCGTGCCTCAGATTGCGTGGGGGCAGGGCTGGCAGATGATTGAAACCGACGAAATCCAACCGTTGTTCTTCCGGGTTTCTCCGTTCGATATGTACCCGTCGCCGGATTCAACGAACACCGATGACGGCGCCTTCATGATCGAGCGCGAGCGCTACACCCGGTCGCGGCTCAATGCTCTTCTCGGCGTGCCAGGTTATAGCGATACGGCCATTCGTGCCGTGCTGACTGATCACGGGCAGGGCGGGTTACGTGAATGGCTGACCACCGATGCGCAACGCGCCAAGCTGGAGGACAAGGCCGGCGACTGGATGGTCAACAACGGTGAAACCATCGAGGGTGTGCATTACTGGGGCGGTGCCCAAGGCTTAATGCTGCTGCAATGGGGCGTAGATCCCGGGCAGGTGCCCGATGTGCTGGGTGAATACGAAGTCGACGCCATCCTGATCGGTACACACGTCATTCGCTGCGTGATCAACCGCAATCCACTGGGTGGTCGGCCTTATCACAAGGCCTCGTTCCAGATTGTCCCTGGTTCATTTTGGGGCATGTCGATCCCTGAGCTGATGGACGATGTACAGGATATGTGTGGCGCAACGGCACGAGCTCAGGCCAACAACATGGCGTTCGCCAGTGGGCCACAGGTTGAGGTGGATGAGGACCGCCTACAACCAGGCGAAAATCCAAACGAGATGTTTCCCATGAAGCGCTGGAGGGTGAAAAGCGGGCAGACGCAGGGGCTTGCTGGTGGGGCTACCGCTCCCGTGCTGCGCTTTTATCAGCCGCAGAGCCTGGCCGGCGAACTGATGGCTGTTTATGACTCCTGGGAAAAGCGTGCTGACGACGCAACGAATATCCCTCGCTACATCTACGGCGCGGAAAAGGTCGGCGGCGCCGGCAACACGGCCAGTGGTTTGTCGATGCTTATGGAGTCTGCCAACAAGGGCATCAAGGACGCGATACGGCATATCGATCGTGGTGTTGTTCGCCGTGTCATTGAGGCGCTGTGGTTGTTCAACATGCGTTATTCGGATGACAACGCGATCAAGGGCGACTGCAAGGTGGTGGCGCGAGGTGCAAATGCGATGCTTCAGCGCGAACAAACGTTGCAGGCGCGCACGCAGTTCCTCGGCTTCACCAACAACCCGGTCGATATGCAGATTCTCGGCCTGGAAGGGCGCGCCGCCATTCTCCGCAAGGTCGCAGAAAGCCTCGATATGCCTGGGTTGATCCCGACCAAGGACGAGATGAAGGCACGGGAGGATCAGCAGCAACAGCAGGTGGCTCAACAGCAACAGGAGCAAGCCAAGCTGGCGGGCCAGCAAATGGAAGCCGAAACCGGAAAGGTTGCTGCTCAAACCGAGGAACTGACCGCACGTGCCGACAAGATCCGTATCGAGGCCCAGCGCCTCGGCATGGAAAACGGGGCAACGGTCGCTCAACTTCAACACGCATCCGGGGGAGCCAATGAAACCCAGCGACCACCAATGGCGGGCCCTGGTCAATCTGAGCCACAGCCCGGACTGGAAGCACCTGAGGGAGCTGCTGAGCAGTTGCCTGATGGAGGCCCAGCAGAACCTGGAGACGGGCAGCAACCTGGAGGGGATATTTCGGGCCCAGGGCCGGGCGACCCAGATCAGGGAATTACTTGAAACATTCGATAAATCCCGCGAGGCGCTTGACCGAATCAACGCCTCGCGAAACCGCCAGTAGCTACAGAAAAAGCCGCCCACCTTGAGGCGGCTTTTTTGTGGCCACTCTCCGGTCATGCGGCCAGATGACCCGAACCAGTACCACGACCAGAAGCCCGGACCTGCCGGCTCTACCACGGAGAAAACGATTAGATGAACACGCTACCCCGCAACGTACAGGCTCAAATTGACGAAGCAGAGGCCATTCAGCAGTCGCTGAACGCGCCGGCCGAGAATCCCGTTCCCGAAGCGGCTCCGGCAGCAGAACCAACTGAGCCTCTGATCTCAGATATCCAACAGCCCGTCAAAACGGACCCGGCCCCGGCCGCCCGTAATGCCGACGCTGACTATTGGGAGCAACGCTTCAAGGTCATTCAAGGGAAATACAACGCTGAAATCCCGGCGCTTCAGCAGGACGTTTCCCGTTTGACTGCAGAACTGGACAAGGCGAAACAGCCCGCAGGCAATGCCGTGCAGCGCGCCGTGTCAGATCTGACCCCCGAGGAGATCGAGAACTACGGGCCGGACCTCGTGGCGCTCATCCAACGAGTGGCTGGTGGCCAGGTAGCTGCCAATCCCGCAGAACTGGAAACGATCAAAAGTGAACTTGAGGGGCTGAAGCAGAAAACCCAGCAGACGGATCAGGAAAAGGCTGTGCAGGCGCAGGAAGAGTTCTTCCGTCAGCTTATCCAGCGTGTACCTGATGCGATTGAGGTCAACGCTTTGCCGGCTTTCCATGAGTGGTTGAGCCACATGGACGCATTCAGCGGCAAAGAGCGGCAGCAACTTCTGATCGAGGCCCAGACAGCCAACGACGCTTACCGCGCCGCTGCGCTGTTCCAGGCCTTCAAAGACTCGCAACCCGCTTCGGATGCCGGAGCATCTGCTCCGGTGCCCGTACCGGTACCAGCGAAGCCCGCCAATGTAATCCCCGAGGAAGAGATTCAACCGCGTTCTACCCGCACCAATGCTCAGCCTCCGGCTGAAGGGAAGTGGTGGAGCAACGAAGAAATCAATCAGTTTTACAAGGACGTGGCGCTCGGTAAGCGGTACACCAAAGCCGAAGCGGCTGCGATTGAACAAGACATTTCAGACGCGGTAGCGAACGGTCGCATCACGCGATAGCACGCGCTCTGTAACGCCGCGAGGCGTCATGAGACAGGAGTATCACGATGGCAGGTCCAACACGTGCCCAAGGGCAGCCTGACTACAGCTCGACCAGTGCATCGGGTTTTATCCCGGCACTCTGGTCGGGCAAGCTGGTTCAGAAGCTTTACGCAGCAACCGTTTTCGGTGAGATCGCCAACACCGACTACGAGGGCGAAATCAAAAACCAAGGCGACACGATCAACATCCGCACCGTCCCGTCGATTGTCATCAAGGACTACAAGATCGGCGGCGGGGTGACCTACGAAAAACCCACCAGCGAGAAGGTCCAACTGCAAATCGACCAAGCTAAGTACTTCGCGTTCGAAGTGAACGACGTTGATGCTTACCAGGCCGATATCAAGCTGATGGATGAGTTCAGCACTGACGGTGGCGAGCAGATGAAGGTGGCGATCGATACCCAGTTACTCAATCGTCACTATGCCGATGCGGCCGCCACTAACCGTGGCGATACCGCGGGTGCGCTGTCGGGCGATATCAACTTGGGAAAGGCCGGCGCGCCGGTAAAAATCACCAAGGAAAACATCCTGGATGTGTTGGTGGATTGCGGCACCGTCCTGGATGAACAGAACATCCCCGAGCAAGGGCGCTGGGTGGTGTTGCCGGCGTGGATGAACGGCATGCTGAAAAAATCGGATCTGCGTGATGCCAGCATTATGGGCGATGCCACTTCGGTCTTCCGCAACGGCAAGGTCGGCATGCTCGACCGCTTCACGGTGTATATCAGCAACAACACCACCGCAGTGGATGACCTCACCGCTGCCAAGAAGGCCAGCAACGTGATGTTCGGTCACAAGAAGGCCATCACCTTTGCAAGCCAGATGACCCAGATGGAAACCCTCCCAAACCCGAATGACTTCGGCAAGCTCGTTCGTGGTTTGAACGTGTTCGGTTCCAAGGTCATTGATCCCAAGGCCGTCGGCAATCTGTACTGCAGCCGCTGACTTGGCCCTCCACCTAATGGGCGGCCTTCGGGCCGCTTTCTGTTCCTACGGAGAAACTCCATGATTCGCGAACTGATTGAGAAGGCCAAAACAGCTGATAAAACTGGGCTGATCCAGATCCTGGATGAGCTGGGTGTTAAGGCCGACCAGCGTAAAAGCGAAGACACATTGCGCTCGGAAACGCTGGCGGGGTTGCAGCAGGCGCTGACCGATGAAGAACGGGATGTTGCCGGTGGTGTAGCAGAAATCACCGGTTTGCCCGGCAACATTGGTACGCAGGCTGGCGAGCAGGACATTACGTCCGCACTCGGCGCTGAAGAAGGGCACGCTCTTATCGATAACTCGCTGCCCGGCGACCAAGTTCTGCATGGCGTTACCGCGGACGTTACAAGCGAGGCTATTGCCTCCGACCTCGCACCTCCGGACCTTGATGAAGAGCATGCCCCGGCCGCGGTGCAAGGTCGCCCGGTGAATCGCCTGCTTCGCAACGCCAACACCGGCGCCGAATTCGTATGGACCGTCGAGCTTGCCAAGCTCTCGCACATGATCGAGGTGTAAGTCATGCCGGTGACGACTGTTGGCAACATCCTGACCCGCGCTAAGAAGATCCTGCAGGAAGTCACCTCAAACGGCACGCGGTGGGCAAACACTGAGCTTTTGGATTGGCTGAACGAAGGGTACGCAGCAGTTTGCAACATCAAACCCAATGCCAGCTCCGTCACGGCTGAAATTACTTGCGCTCCAGGCACTCGGCAATCGATCCCAGAGGGTGGTTTACGGCTGCTGGAGGTGGTGCGCAACATCACCGCCGACGGCGGTGGCCTGAGTGTGATTCTCACGACCAGGGGCGCCATCGACTCTACCCGGCGCCGGTGGCACGCGGAGCAGCCCGTGGAAGAGATCGAGCAGTACATCTTCGATGAAGCGGCGCCGCGTCAGTTTTACGTCTACCCGCCGGCGCTGGCCACCAGCAAGCTGGAGATTATTTATTCGTCGGTGCCCAGCCCGCACGAACAAGTGATGGCCAAAGATGATGCCAGCGAGAAAATCCGCCTGGACGATTCGTTCGCACCGGTGCTGCTGGATTACCTCCTCTCCAGGGCTTATGCGAAAGATGCCGAGCATGCGGCCAACCTCAACCGGGCGACTATGCATTTTCAGATGTTCCAGGCCGCGCTGGGTATGAAGGTGCAGACGGATCGCATGCTTGGCCCTCTGCCGGTCGCGGCTCCGTCCCAGCAACAGGTAATACAGCAATGAACGTGAACCAGTTGGTTGACCAGATCCTGCCGAACGTCCCTGGGGCGGTTATCGCCTCGATTCGTGACGGTGTGGCCTGGGCGCTTCGCGAGCTGTGCACCGAGGTGCCGGCCTGGAAGGTCAGAATCCAATTGGTCGATGGTGAGCAGCAGATAGCCGCCGGGCCGGGCCTAGAACCTATCCGTATCCAGGCGCTGTACCAGGATGGACAGCCTGCTTACTGCCAGGTGTTCCAGCCTTCGCCGGACACAGTCATTGTCACCGATGGACCTTCGAGGCTCACCGCAGACGTAGTTGTGCGACCGACTTTTGGCTCCAGCGCTGCGGCGCCGCCGGATTGGCTGCTGGACCGCTATTGTGAGGCGCTGATGCTTGGCGCCCAGTATTGGCTGCGCAAGATGCCTGAAAAACCGTGGTCAGACATGCAGCGTGCCTTGATAGATCAGACCGGGTTTTATGCGCTCTGTACAAATGCTCGATCTGAGGCGCTCGCCGGCCACCAGTACGGCAGCATCAGGATGAAGACACCGAGGTTTGCATGACATCCATTGCGATTACGTCTTTCCGTGGCGAGCTACCGGCGCTCACCCCGCGCCTGTTGCAACCCACCAATGCCCAGGCCGCTCGCAATGTGAACCTACGCAAAGGTTCGCTCCGGGCCGAATATGCACCTTTGCCGGTTACTGGTATCGGTGGTGTGATCACCCCGTCGTCAATCTACCGGTATCCGTTCGGTAATGACGGCCAGGGATTTTGGTTTGCCTGGGGCGATGGCAAGCAGGTCAATGCCGCCAAAAGCCCGTTGGCGAAAGATGCCTGGTCGCGGGTCTACTGGACCGGTGACGGGTTCCCCAAGATGGCGCCCATCGGCGTTGCGACCCAGGGCGCCGGACCATACCCTTCTGGTTTCTATCGGTTGGGCATCCCGGCCCCAGTCAGCGCACCGCTGGTGACAGAGGCGGGCAATAGCGGCACACCGCCTGCCACTCAGGTCAACGCCACGTACATTGTGACGTACGTTTCGGCATACGGCGAAGAAGGGCCGCCTAGCCCCGCGTCGAACATCATCACGCGATGGGACGGTGCTGAAGATCAGTTGGTGGGTAAGATCAATGTCCAGTTGCCTGCGGCGCCAACTGGCCCCTACAACATTGTCACCAAGCGGCTGTACCGATCTGAGAGCGGCGGGGAGTTCCTCTACTTGGCCGACTTTCCAGTGGCCCAGACCAGCTGGCTGGACGAGACGAACAGCGACGGACTGGGTATTGCTTGCCCGTCCCTTACCTGGGATATGCCGGACCCCACCATGGTGGGGTTGGTGGAGATGCCGAACGGTATTTTTGCTGGTTTCTTCGACAACACGCTGTGCTTTTGCGAGCCGTATTACCCACATGCCTGGCCAGTGGACTATCAGATCTCGTTTCCTGACAAGATTGTCGGCCTTGGTGTCACCACGGCCGGGCTGGTGGTGGCCACCACCGGGCGTCCGCGGTTGGTCACCGGCACGACGCCGGCGGCTATGTCAGCCTCTGACCCCGATGCTGATCGAGTGTGTGTGTCCCGCGGCTCAGTCGTGGATATGGGGGAGTACGTCGTGTATGCCTCTACCGAGGGCCTGGTGGCGGTCTCTGGCGGTGAGCCGCAGCTGATCACTGAGGGCATCCTGACGCCAGAGCAGTGGCAGGCGCTCAACCCTGCGTCGATTCATGCCTGTCGGTACGAAGGGCGTTATCTGGGGTTTTACGATGGAGGCTGCTTTGCCTTGGCGCCGGGAGAGGGGATTGAGTTCATCGACGTGCACGCGGCGAACTCCTATTACGACATTGCCGCGTCGTCGCTGTACCTGATCCAGGGCAGTACGATTTCCAAGTGGCGCGGCGGCCCGTCGATGACTTACCGGTGGCGTTCGAAGATCTTTGAATTCCCGCCGGGCTCGGCGAACTTCAGTTGCGGCAAGGTGGTGGCCGATACTTATCCGGTGCGGTTCCGCGTGTTTGCGGACCAGGCACTGGTACTCGATGAACCCGTCAACGGTGCCGGCATGTTCCGGCTACCTGCTGGTTACGCTGACGCCCGTGAATGGCAAGTCGAGGCCTCCGGTACTGCGGAAGTTTTCTCCATCCAAATTGCGAATACACCCTCTGAGTTGACCTAATGACTGCCAAACGCTCAAGCCTTCCCGCTCCCAGCAGCAAGGTTTCGGCGGAGTTGCGCCCATTTTTCAGTGCACTGACTGAGATCATCGAGACGGGCGAGGGAAACCGCGGGAACCCACTCGACAAGAAGCTGACCTATCGCGAATTGCTGGAGAGCGGGGCATTCACTCTGCGCCCAGGCTGGAAACCGGGCGGTACCGGTGGACTGGTGCCGTCTCCCGGCGTTCCAGATCGGGCAGTGCCGCCGGCGCCGGTAGGCTTCCAGGCGGTAGGGGTGTTTGGGATGAACACGCTGACCTGGGACAACCCCTACAAGCTCTACCGCAACCACTCGCTGACCAATATTTATCGCAGCGAAACGGACAACTTTGGCCACGCGGTGCTGATCAGCCGCGCCACGGGGATGATCTACAGTGATCCAATTCGTGGTGATGTGGTCGACCCCAACGACCCGAAAAAGGGCATCAGTTATTACTACTGGATCACCTGGGTATCCGCTTCGGGTGTCGAAGGGCCGCCCAACAGCCCGGCCGGTACGCACGTTGAGTCGATGCTCAGCATTGATTATCTGCTGGACCTGATCACCAAGGAGATGAACCAGAGCGAGTTGGCAAAGGCCTTGGCGAAAGCTATCGACCTGGATGGCCTCAATCAGCAGATTGCGATGCTGGATGCGGCCGCCCAGGCGGCGAAGCTTATGACCTCGGCCGAGCGTTATCTGCGCGACGACGAGAACGTGCACATCCGGCGGCAGATATCCGATCTGCGGGTTCAGACCGGCAGCGACATCAAAGCGGCCATCAGTCAGTTGCAGGAGGTCATCACCTCCGACCAGCAGGCCATCGCGCACCAGATTGACCTGATGCAGGCCAGCATTGGTGAGCATTCGGTCGATATCGTCACCGAGCGTACGGCACGAATTAATCTGCAGGAGGCCGCTACCCAGGCTTTGAATGGAATGTCATCGCGCTTGGAGAAAGCTGAGTCTGTGTTGACGCAGTACAGCGAGACTTTCGCGAGCGCCCTTGAAAGCCAAGCCCGAAACATGGAGGGCTTGGTGTCGCGAATGGACACCACGGCAGCCCAATACCTTAGCGATCAGCAGACCATTGCCACCGAGTTTGAAGCCACTACGCGTTCTATCACGACGCTGCAAAGCAACCTCAATGAGCAATCGGCAGCCATTCAACAAACCCTCAGCACGCACACCACCACGCTGGAAGGATTGGCGGCTCAGTACACCCTGCGGCTTGATGTTAACGGTTTGATCAGTGGTGTCGGCGCGTACAACAACGGCACCGTGGCGGACTTCGCGATCCTGGCAAACCGCTTCTGGGTTGCCACTCCCGGTGCCCAAGGGCCGAACTACGTGAATCCCTTCATGTTGGAAGGCGAAAAGGTCTACATCAACACGCTGCTGGTGAAAGAAGCTTCAATTCAGCAAGCGCAAATCGGCCCTATCAGTATCGGCAAGCTGACGGCAAACGATGGGTTTACGCCGGTTACCACTGTGGGTGGCCAGCTGCGCGCAGAAGCCATCGACGTGGCCAACATCACGATCGGTTTTGGCCAGGTGTATGGGCAGCTAGTCAGTTCGCAAATTGGGGCGGGCGGGCTGCCACGATTCGTGATTGATCCCCAAGCCGGGATTTTCATGAATGGTTTGGTCGGCGGGACGCGCATGGTCATGACGGACCAGTACCAGCACTGGTACGACGCCGCCGGCGGTCTGCGCATTGAAATCGGGGAGATGATGGTATGACGTCGATTATTCGCTGCCGTGATGCCAGCCAGCGTGTCACGTTCGACAGTACAGTCCGAACCATTCGCAAAATGGAGTCGATTCGAACGCAAAACAACGTAGGGGGCAGCCTTGACATGTCCTCCTATGACGGTCTCAAGCTAGATATAAGCCTGATGCCCGCAGAAAACGTAGGACTGTCACCGGTTCCCCTGGTGGTGATCAACGGCAATACGTTGACGTGGTCGGCTGCTCCTGTGTCGTGCTTCCTGATACTGGGAATTTCTTCATGAGCATCGGCTTCAGGGTCACCAATGACTGGGGGAACCTTGCTGTCGATGAAAACAATCCGATTTTCATTGCGGCCGGTGAAAGCGCAGGGCATATCGATAACGGTGGTTGGACAGACGTTCGCCTCTACAAAGACAAGGATGGCATCCCGCCCGTAGCCATCTTTTTCGAATACACCTTTTACGGAATGTCCACCAGCCCGACACCGCCCCTTGTATTCGCAAGACCTCGGAATGTCGCCTCCCAGGTGAACACGGTTATCGGCTATATCGCAGCAAAGGGCGCACCAGGGGCGTGGACTGGGGTGGTGGTCGCTTTCACCATCACCAATCTTCCCGGCAACCCACAGAACCATGCGGAGCTGTACCCGCTGCTCCGGGCCTACATGTGTGAGTTTTTGGTCGTTTTCTCCGGTGGTTATATCAGCGGTGAAACCCACGGTGTCCGAGTCTGGGCGCCAGGTTCAACATCGGTTGTGTTTGATTCTGGTAACAACGCCCTGAGTTACAAGCGATCCAGCGGCGCGTGGAACTACAGCCACCGCGACCAGGTGCTCAGTGATCAGTACCTGGAAGCTTGGTATGGCTCCGATACCTTCGGCGCACGGAATGAATGGATGCTGGTTAGCTCCATCGGGACAGGCTACTTCATGCGCTACAACGGTGAGGTAGCGGGCAGCCGGCTGATTGTTCCAGGCGTGATTGGCGAACCCATGCAGCGGCTCATCCTGACAGGTCGTTCTGGCACGCTAATCCACATGCCATTTCTGTTCATTGAAACCCGAAGGCCGGTCGAAGAAGGCATCGTCCTTCCTGCTGGACCGGGCCCGGCTTAAACCTTCCAGGAACCATCATGGCTACGACCCATATCTACCGCGCTGGCACGGTCTCTATTGCTGCGGGCGAACTCATTGCGACTGGAACCGGCACGTCATGGTTATCGAACGCTGTCCGCGGCGATGTGCTGTTGGTGCCGAGCGGCCAGTGCTTTGAGCTGGTCACTGTGGAGACCGACACTCGGGTGACGCTGGACGCGGCACCTGCCGGGGCTATAGCAAACGCACCCTATGTGTTGCTCCGTTTCGTCACCAGCCAGGGCATCCGAGATCTGCTAGAGAAAATCGAAGAGTTCTTGAAAGACCGTCAGGTCAGCCTGGCTGAGTTCGCGGATTGGACCACCGGCACTGCCACTGGCGGCCCGAACAAGGATGGCAAATACCCGCTCACGGATCGTTATGGCACGGTGACGTTGGCCGAGTGCCCCGCCAAGCTGGTCGCGATGGCCGGGCAGGGCGGCGGCGGTGGAGCTGGCACGGTCAAGCAGTTGAATGACGCCTTGCCCGACGCACAAGGCAAGTTGACGGTAACTGCAGGGGATATCGGTGCCGCCACGGCTGAGCAGGGCACCAAGGCTGATGGTGCAGTGCAAAAGGCCCAGGCGATGCTTTACCGGCCTTTGCTCACCGATGTGCTGGTGCTGGGGGACAGCCGCGCGTTTCAGTGCACCAAGGGCAATGTAGGATTTGCCGACTGGGCTGTTTCCGAAACGGGTGGCCTTGCAGCGTTTCCGATGGCCCTCAACAAAGGGGTCGATGGAAACACCACGTCGCAAATGCTCGCCCGACTGCAAGCTGATGTAATGGCCAACAGCACCGCCTTCGACGTGATGGTGCATTTCGGTACAGGCAACGATCGCCTTCAGGGTATGAGCCTTGAGCAGACTATTCGTAATCTGGAGTATCTGTATGCAGCGCTGATCAAGCGGGGCAAATTGGTTATCGCTATTGCGGAAACGCCGGTGATCGGTGCCAACGTCGGATTACCAGCCCAGCAGACAGCGAACCACTTCGCTGTGCACAACTGGTACCTGAACGTCGCGCCCAGTTTGGGTGTGATCGTGGTTAATCCGTGGGATGAGATGGTCGACCCAGCGTCGGGCACGAGCTTTTGGCCCAAGGAAGGCATGACCGGCGACGGCTTGCACCCGACTCCGATGGGCGCTCGGATCATCGGCCGCAAGGTGGGGGAAGCCCTGAAAAGGCTGTTTACCTTCCCGGCATTACTTCCGACCTCCAGCGTGGCCTATGACTCGACAGCGGTACCTGGTGGCAGCCTGATTCCCAACTCGCTGCTGACCGGTACCAACGGCACGCTAGGCGCGGGGAGTAATGCCACGGGCCAACTGGCTACGTCCTGCACGTTGCTCGGCTCAAACCTCACAGGCTTAACTGTTGCAGCCTCCAAGGAGTCAGCAGATTTCGGGTTCAAGCAGGTGCTGCGAATCACCGGAATGCCGAGTGCAACGACGCCGACCCTGACCATGGAGCAGTCGGTGGACGTGTCAAAGGTCGCCGTGGGCCAGAGACTGCGTGCGGTGGCGGGTTGGGAGTTTGTGAGCGTTAACACCAGCGTCTTGCAGGTGGCCCTGCAAATTGTGGCCGCGACTTCCAATGGCACCACCATCGCCCAGATTGGGCAGAACCAGGAACTGAATCACGCACTACCCATTGGCAGTATCGATGGGACGCTGGTTACCCAGCCCCTGACGCTGGCCCAGGCACCTACAAGCCTGAAAGTGAGACTTTCCATCATCTTCAAATCCGGCACCGGCCAGGATGCAACCATCAAATTGCGTCAGGTGGATCTGGCACGAATTTTCGCGTGAGGGCTTATCAATGAGTGAAACACAAGAGCAAATGCTCGCCAGGGTGCTCCAGGGTAATTTCGATGCCATCGCATTCTGCGAGACGCTTTTCGCTATTTCGCAGACCCTGGATGACATCGTGGACGGTGATAAGCCGCTCACCACCAATGACGTGTACCAGGCGTTCTGGCTGGCGTTGATCGAATTGCCGATCAATCCATTCTATCGGCACTTCGAGCACTTCGTGCGCCCGCTCATGGCCGGGGCGCTCCAAGACTGGCGCGATAGCGTCACCCTTGAGCGCGACGGCGACCACCACGGCCGAAGCCTGGCCTTTGTCCTGCGCGATCAGCTCACCGGCCTGGTGGTGCAATGCGCGTACCTCATCGGCGGAAGCGCCTGGATGGCAGAAGTTTCCGCCGGCATTCGTCGGTTTTTCCATGACGAGACATTTTCTGCCTACAACCAGGAATTGATCAAAGGAGTCGCACGATGAGCGGCGGCGGAAGTAAAGCGGATAACTCGGTACAGGATACGCCTGAGCAGAAGTACGCCGCTCAAGTGGCGGCGGAAAAGTGGAACTACGCCCAGGAAAGGCTGGCGCCGGTTGAAAACGCATACATGAATCGCGTTGATGACATGGATTCGGCCAGCAGCATGGCCTATGTGCGCGGTAAATCGAACGCAGGCACCCAACAAGCCTTGGCGTCCGGCCTGAAACAGGTGGATCAGGGCATGGCGCAACAGTATGGCCTGAATCCAAACAGCGGCCGCTCCGTCGGTGCCCAGGCCGATCTGGCCGCAAGCGTGGGGGCGGCGGGCGGCGATACCATGGCTCGCGCGCAGTTCGAACAGAAAGGGCAGAAAATCGCTGGCCTCAGCAGCGTGGCAGCCATTGGCCAGGGGCAGTCGTCACAGGCCCAGGCGGGGCTCAACACCGTCGCCAACCAGGCGGCTCAAGATGCTCAAGTGGCCTCCTTCACTAACTTTAACCGTAAGTCGGCCAACCTACAGCTCGCGGGTGCGGCGATGGGGGCGGCCGCGCGGGGCGCAGTTTATGGCCTCGACAATATGGCCGAGGCGAAGAAAGCGGCTGCGGCCTCGACAGGTGCAACAAACTCTGGCTTTTCCAGCTTTAACAGTGGCTACGGAATGTCGCCGAATAGCCTGCAGGGATTCAAGTACAAAGCAAACTTCGGAGGTGAATAAGAATGCCCTACTACGTCGATCCGAACGCGGCGTTCGCCGGAAAACAGGGTGCTTCCACGGTGCTGGGACAGTTGAGCCGTTCCCAATGGGATGACTGGAAAGCCCGATTCCAACCCTATGTCGACAAGCTGGCCAACATCGCAACCAGCGAGTCTTTTGCCGGTGAGCAGGCTGCGACTGCCTCGGAGTCGGTCAACAAATCCTTCGACAGCGCAGCCCAGGGCCTGCAGATGCAGCAGCAAGGCATGGGCCTGATGCTGTCGCCTGCCCAGCAGGCGGCGCAGGACAGAAAAATGCAGCTGGGTCGAGCTTCAGCAACCGTCGACGCGAGCAACAACGCCCGTGTTTCGGCGCGTGACCTGCAAGAGCAAATCATGGCCGGCGGAATGGGTCTCAGCGGGTTAAAACCGGGGAGTTAAATCATGGGATATGGACTGATCGGACTGAAACAGGAAATGCAGGGAGAGGCGATGCAGGGCCTCTCGCAACTTTCCCAGCAACAGCAACAGGCCAAGCTGGCTGAGGACCAGATGAATCAGCAGGCCAAGGCAAACACACAATCCAGCCAGGTAGGGATGGCTACCACGGGTGCCATGGTGGGCTCGGCTTTTGGCCCTGTTGGTACAGCCATCGGAGCGGGGGTTGGCTACATCGCGGGTTCGTTTATGTGATTGGACGTCAGAGCGTTGCCGAGTAAACTCAAAGTGCTATCACTTGGGGCGGCGTCGCCGTCGCAATCACACGAAGGGAATTCAGTGATGTATAGGAAGTTGAAAGTTGGTTTGCTCGCCGCATTAACTGGCCCCTTGCTTGCAAGTTGCACCACTTGGCACAACCCCTATATCCCGGAAGATACCGCGAATCGACAGTTCGATATTGATAATGGCTATTGCAAGTCTGCATCTTTCGGAGCTGTAGGGATGCCCGAGATTCGCCAGTATCAAGCCTCACCCACTCCATACACTGTTCAGACATACGGACAGATATATGACCCGTATAGAGGAACGAGCACAAGTTACCGGGCGACAAGTTATGTAACACCATTGTCGAATGACAACTTTGGAAATGGTTTCGCTCAAGGAGTGCAAGTTGGAAATGCCTGGGCAGCCTCTCAAGCGCGGGCCGACATCTACCGAGGGTGTATGCTAAATCTCGGGTGGTCTGATTCCAAGGGGGCAAATGTCCAGGCTCGAGTCGCACCGGAGAGCTCTACAAAATCAACTTCGTCAGACTTCTATAGCGCACTCGCAGTGAAAGTTCCGAATTACGCATATATAAATGATGACCCACGATTCCATGACTGGCTTAAGTTGAGGGATGCTGCGACTGGAAAACAGCGACAGTTGCTTTTGGTCGATGCGGAACGAAAACAGGACGCCGAGTCAGCTGCGGCTCTTTTTAAGCAATTTCTTAGTACACTTTGATCGGGCCGTTTATCAGAATACGGCCTGAATCATTTTATTGTCGGGAGACAACAAATGGCAGGCGGATTAGATACCCGTGGCGGAATGGATGGCTTCACCCAGGGCTTTGGCCTGGTAAGCAATCTCCTCGCACAGAAGGACCAGCGAGCACTCCAGCAGGCTCAGCTCGCCCAGCAGGCCGAGGACCGTCAATATGGCCGCGAGATCCAACAGCAAGAGATGGGCCTGCGGAAGGACGACTTAGCGTATCGCCGGGAAACGGATCAGCGTAATTACGCTGACGCACAGGACCAGCGCTCTTACCTACGCCAACGTGACGCCGATAATGCTGCCCGCCAGGATCGCCAGTTCCAGGCCACTTACGTTTTGCAATTGGCTGGGCAGCGGCAGGCTGCTGCGCGCATGCAGCGAGAGGATCAACGATTCGAGTTGCAGCAAAAGCAGGTCAATCACCAAATAGATCAGCAGGATAAAGCCCACCAGCAACAGCAGGACACGCTGGTCGCAAAGTCGGCCTATGCCAAGATCGCGGCCGGTGGCGATCTAGATGAAGGTGACCTGGAGGTGTTCAAACGTAATCCTTGGATGGACCCTCGGCATGTTCTTTCTCCTCAGATGCAGGATGATGTCGACACCGCAGGCCGCGTATTTACGGGCGATCTGAACTCAAATTCCCCAGAAGCATTGGCTGCGGTGAATCGTGTTTTTGGCCCTGAAATTCAGAAGGGAAGCGGCGGTCAAAAGCGGGTCGTTCAAGTGGTGCCAGGGCGTACTCCAGGTACCGTAGTTTTTGAGCTTGAAGTCACTGGAGAGGATGGAAAAAAGTACAACGCGCCGATGACAAAAAATCGTGGTACCGCGAACGATGCCGATGACGACATCTTAGAAGTTCCCATCGAAAAGCTCGCTGATCGGGTCTCTGGTTATAAGCTTCTGAGCGGCGCATTCAACACCCCAGAGATGAAGCAGGCGGCGCTGAAGTACGGCCGGCAATTGGGGCTTGCTCCTGCGGACCCAGCGAGCAAACCACTCGCCGCGCCCGTTCAAAAAGCCGAGGACCGGGACCTAGAGGCAATTGCCGCTGCTTCAACCATGAATGATCAGCTCGCTCGTATCGGAGAGCAAATTTCCACCGGCAAGCTCAACCTTGGGCCTCTCAATAACAAGGTATCCGCTGTTCGAAATATGGCAGGAATGAGCAACGAAGAGTCTAGAAACTATGGTTCTTTGAACGCGACGCTTGAGCAGCTCAGGAACGCCAGCCTTCGTCTCAACGCAGGTGTGCAAACCGATGGCGATGCTCAGCGTGCTTGGAATGAGCTTGTCACCAATCTGAACGATCCCGCTCTAGTTCAGCAGCGGCTCACCGAAATCATGGCGCTCAACGAGCGAGCCATGCAGCTGAAGACCAACATGATTCAGCAACGACGCCACAATGCCCGGGCCGAGCCCCTGGATATTGGGACGGTGATTCCTCAGGTAGATCAACAGCGCGGGATGCAAGTGCCTGGCGAGAAGAACGCGACTCGTCAGCAGGCAAGCACGTCGAAGTCGACCACCTCAGAACTGCCGCATGGCGCTAAATTCCTCGGCTTCGAATAGGGAGCAAGTTATGCCTATTGCCAAGTTTGAAATGCCTGATGGTCGCGTTGCTCGTTTTGAGATGCCCGAGGGGGCGACGCCGGAGCAGGCCCAAGAAGTCTTTGCGCAAATGGCGAAGATGAGCGCCCCAGCCCCCGAATCCCAAAAGAAAGCTTCGCTCCCAGAAGTTGGCGCTTTCCGCGCAGGACTGCGAGGGATCAATGATGCGCTGACATTCGGATTTGCAGATGAGATTTCTGGTGGTCTCGCGGCGACTCTTGAGCCGCTGACCGGGAGCGGAAACCCCGGCAAGACCTGGCGGGAGCGTTACGACCAGAACGTGGCGGGCGAGCGTGCGCTTGACGCAGCGTCTCGTGACCAGCACCCCGTTGCCAACATCGGCGGTGGCTTGGTCGGGGGGATCGTGCCCATGATTGCAGCCGGCGGAACGTCTGCTCTACCTGGCCTGGCGAGAACCGCTACCGCTGCAGCTGCGCCAACTACCGCTCAAGTTATTGGGCGCTCAGCAGCCACCGGTGCCGCCTATGGAGGCATGTATCGTCTCGGATCGGGGCAGGGTGATCTTATAGATCGGTTGCCGAGTGCAGTAGAGGGGGCTGCGCTGGGCGGTGCCGTTGGTGGTGTACTGCCTGTGGTTGCTGTCGGAGCTGGAGCGGTTAAACGTGCGCTTACCTCATCCGAAACCTCCGCCAATCGTCAGTTACAACGCGCTCTGGAACGTGACGGTATCAGTTTGGATGAGTGGCAACGGCGCGTTCAGTCGATGCGGGAAAGCAACCCTGCGGCGCTGCCGGTTGATGCCGGAGGGGAAAACGTTGCGGGGCTGCTGGAGCGTGTAGCCAACACGCCAGGCGCGGGTCGTACAAAGGTGATTCCGGCATTGAACGAGCGCCAAGCAGCTCAGCCCGATCGTGTATCCGAGCAGCTTTACTCATTGACCGGTGCAGGTCGCGAGCGCAAAGCCGCCCCATCGTCAGAGAGCCAGGAGTTGACAGCGTGGCAACCGCCGGCAGCCGGCGTACGCGAAGGCGAAACTGTCGGAAAAGCTGCAGATGATTTGTCCCAAGCGGCCGCGCCGCAACAACCGCGGAGCGCTTACCGATCGATCAACGAAACGGTTGAAGCCCGGGCAAAAGCCGCCAAGCCTTTGTACGAGCAGGCCTATACAGAACCTGTGCCCTGGACGCATGAACTGGAGGACCTGATGAGCCGTCCAGCAATGCAGAAAGCTTATCGCGAAGCTCAGACTCGCGCCGGGAACCAGGGGCGTCCGTTTTACGGAAAGTTTGTTGATTTGGCTGATGATGGGACCTTCACCGTGAGGGATGTGCCCAGCACGGGCGATCTGGATATCATGAAGAAGAATCTCGACGACCAGATCGGCGCGTTTCTACGTTCAGGTGAGAATGGCAAAGCCGCTGACATCATCACCATCAAAAATAAGCTGTTGGGGATCATGGATGAGTACAGCCCAACCTATGCCAAAGCCCGTAAGGTTTGGTCTGATGATTCGAGTTACATAGATGCGATTGAGAAGGGCAGAAACCTCGTTTTCAGCCAAAAAATGAGCCCTGAAGAGTTTGCTGATATTTTCGGGCGTCTCTCGAAAGATGATCGCGAGGGTTTTGCCACGGGAGCTGTCTCGTCGGTCATTGGCAAAATGGGTGATAAGACCAGTTCCTACGCGGATGTGGTACGGGATCTGAACTCCAAAAACCTGCGAGAGAAGATCGGGGCCATGATGCCCAGCGATGCCGCCAGGACCCAGTGGAATAGCTTTCTTGACCAGGAAGTGGCCTCATCTGGTCTCCGTCAGCGTGCGACGGGCAACAGCTCCACTGCGCGACGCACAGCCGAAGCTGATGATGAAAGCGGTTCTGTTGAAAAGGTCGGCACGGCCATGGCCGATCTACTGGCAGGGCGTTTTCTTGCTCTTGCGGGCAAGGGGGTGGCAGGTGGTTATAAAGGCGCCCGTGACCGGCTCCATGCCCGCTCGGACGATGCGCTTGCCGAACGCCTGATCAATCCCGACGCCGCGGCTAAAGCTCGGGACGTGCTGCCCGGTGCACCATCTTCAGCGCCTGCGCAATTGGCTGCACCAGGGACTGTGACCAGTAGCTTGGGTGGGGCTGCCCCACAGGTTGAGCCCGCACTGTTAAACCATGCAGCATCGCCCAGGTTACAGGTCAGCCAGGATGATGAGGCTCAGGACGCCCCTCAATCAGTCGCGCGCCCCCAGCCTGACGGAGGATCTCGGCTTATTGAAACGAAAGGCGCGCCGTCCGGTGAAGCTAAACCCCCGGCGGCGCCAGAAGAGGTACCTGGTCGAAACGAACTCTTACCCTCATCGAGGGCTGACCGGGCGAGCCTGCCGCCGGCAGAGGCACTGGATCTGGCCGCCCATAGTGCAGCGACCTCGCCTGACAATGACCTGCCTGAGCCGACCCAGGCTCAAAAGGACGCTGGCAACTACCGCAAAGGGCATATCAAGCTGCAAGGGCTGGATATTTCCATCGAGAACCCTCGTGGGTCTGACCGTAAAGGTGTCGACAAGTCCGGTAAGGAGTGGTCGCACTCGATGTCTGACCACTACGGGTACATCAAGCGGACCACCGGCGCGGACGGCGATCAGCTTGATGTGTATGTGGGGCCCGAGCCCTACAGTCAGCGTGTTTTCGTGGTGGATCAAAAGGACCAGGACACTGGCAAGTTTGATGAGCACAAGGTCATGCTCGGCTATACCAGCCAGGCTGCAGCAGTGAAGGCGTATAAGTCGAACTTTGATAAGGGCTGGAGCGTCGGCAGTGTGACGGAGATGAAAATGCCGGAGTTCAAGGAGTGGCTCAATACGGGGGACACCGCCAAGCCTCTGGCCGCTGGCAGTTCTCAAACCACGGTGAAAGCGCTCAATGCCAAGATTGCTGCTGTTCGATTGAGTGGGTTGAGCTCCGAGCGCAAAGCGCGAGAACTGGCCAGGTTGACCCGGGAGCGTGAAGAGCTTATGAGTTAGATAAAACGACGGTGTGCACATACTGAGACCGTCACTTTCTACATCCGGCCGCGAGGCCCCACCCCTTAGGTACATTAGATGCCTGCACAGATTCCAGACGAACCTCTATTTCGAGATCCCGATCGGCTGCAAGCCGGCGAGCTTGAGCCGATCCACAATCTCAACCCTTTACCGCGAGCCGGGCAGCAGCTCTGTTCATGCGGTTGTGGCTGGTTCGGGCCCGAAAACCAGCGGCAGAGCGGCGCATGCCCGGCCTGTGGCTCGACGTTTGCCAAAAAGCCCAGCAAGGCCTCGATTCATATTTACGACACACTGGTCAGGCTCCTAAGCGATGACCGCGAACGCCTCAAAGGTACTCAGGTTGACTGCTTGTCGTTGCGGGCGATGGTTGATCAAGCTGTCGGTAACTGCCGGACTTTGCAAGACCTACAGGCACCCCTCACGGCAAAGGCCGCCGTGCTCGATGCAATCATGCAGTTGATCGGGTTTGCACCCGAATCGTCACCTGACGATCTGCCAGCCGCCGTGCAAGCCATGATGGCTGATCAGTTACGCTATGCAATGCACCGTGACGTACTACGGGTTGATCCTGCTGCATGGGAGGGAATACAGGATTTTCCGCAACACAAGCTAAGTGCCGCTGAATATGATCTGGCCACGGATCGAAAAATTATGCGTTGGCGTCATGTTCAACAACAGCCCGACCCGAACCTCCATCAAGAACTGCACCATGGTCATCACGATATGGCCGAATGATGTTAGATTCTCGCAATATGGATTTTCAGCGGAATTGACATGAGCGGACTGGCTAATCAAACAGACAAGCTTCATCTGCTAAAGCAGAAAGTGGATGCTTTCTCCAAGGCAAGAGACTGGGAAAAGTTTCACACGCCTAAAAACCTGTCGATGGCTTTGACAGTTGAAGCATCGGAGCTGATGGAGATCTTCCAATGGCTTGATCCTCACGAGGCTTTCACAGACTTAAGCCCCGAAAAGAAGACGGCTGTTGAGCATGAGGTAGCCGATATCTTCATCTATCTGTTGCGCTTTTGCTCTGTAACGGGGATCGACCTGATCAGCGCTGCCGAGGAAAAGCTGAAGCAAAACGCAGAAAAATATCCAGCTGAGCTGGTTAAAGGACAATCCAAGAAGTACACGGAGTACTAATGAATCAGCTGTTTGTATTTACCGCTGGGATGGCTATTGCACGAGCTCATATCAGCGACTCAATCTCGAGCCCTGTCTCGTTTATTAAGCTGGACGCTGCCCTTCCTCCTGAAGAAGCTGCGTACGTAAAGTCTTTGTTACCTGAGGGTAACGGGTTCTTTGCGTGGGGCGCCGTTCCTGGCGAGAAGAACATACCGACGTGGGAGGAGATGAGCGAAGGGGACATCGTCCTGACTGCCTATGACAACCACTACCAGTACGTATCGTCTGTCTTGTTCAAGCTGCATAACCGGGCTCTTGCAGAGAGTATCTGGGGACTGGATGCAGAAGGGAAAACCTGGGAGTACATGTATATCCTCAGTGAACCTAAGCCCGTCCACATGCATGTGGCATCTGAACCTGTAATCAATTACCTGCACAACGGGTACCGAGGGTTCACTCAGATTAAGAGCGATCGCCTTGATCGGATTGATGATGACTACGGGGATCTCAACAGCTTTGTCGCAAGGGTGTTTGGGGTAAGCATACCGCGGCCGGTAGTCCCAATTGAGATACTGGTCGCTGAGCAAGATGCGGAATCAGAGGGCACCTTTGACCCCGATAGCGTGATCGATGAGCGTAAGAAGGTCTTTGCGGCAATCGTCAGGCGAAGAGGGCAGCCGAAGTTCCGAAGTGAGCTTTTGGAAGCCTATGAAGGGCGTTGTGCTGTGACAGGCTGTACGGTTGAAGCTGTCCTTGAGGCGGCGCATATCAAGTCTTACGCCGGCGACAAAACGAATCATGTCACGAACGGAATACTGTTGAGGGCCGACATTCACACCCTCTACGACCTGGGCAAGCTGAAGATTGACGAGAAAGGGGTAATTCACCTTTCTGGCGACCTCAAGGATTCGACGTATGGGATCCACGACGGTAAGAAAATTAGCTTGCCTAGGGGATCTAAGAAGGCGCCGAACACGAAGGCGCTGAAGCAAAAGTTCAGTGCCGGCGCGCCGGTGTTGGTTTCACAGACAGTCACGGCATGAGGATGCGAGAGGTCCCGTAACCGCGGCGGCTAGTCGGGTGCCATGAGTACGGCCAGAGTCAGTTTGATGAATTCTTCGTTCTCGTCGATGGTATGGAGTGCGCCGCGTATGTTCTCTGCAACATCAGCTGAGCCGCGCTGTTCTACCCAGTTCGATAGCTCCATAATCGACGCCTCGAGGGCAAGTTGGTTTTCGTACAGCTTTGAAAGCAGGGTCGGGAGCAGGTCTGAGTTTGGCAT